GAAGAAAGCAGCTCAGATTTATGCTGAGTTATTTGGGGAAACACTGTCAGGGGTTAATCTTAATAACAAGATTTACTGCTTATTAGAGAAAGGGTTTCTGTATAGAGATGAGGATAAAGTTATATATCTTAAGCCGTTTTTGCAATCTGCACTTGATGAGCTTAATACGTCTAAGACTATGGAGTTAACTGTAACACTAGATGTCCAAGATAGTTAGTTTACATGAGGTAATAAAGCAAGCATCTACTGATCTTAAATATGATCATGAGTTTCTACAACGAATAGCACTTCACCAGTTTTCGTATATTAAGGAGTTTCAAAAGAATCCCACATCTGCTAGGTTACACTTGTCTAAATTTGGGATGTTTGTTATACCTAGGTGGAAGTTTTATGAAACGCTGATTTCGAAGGTGATACCGGCTTGTAGGTTAGATAGGTCACAGCAGATGTTTGATATATTAAATAAGTTCTTGAAACTTAGGTTTACGATTAATGCGTATTATAGGTATCAAGAATATAAAAAAAGAACGCAAGATGGATTATATGAAAGAACTACGACCAAAGTTGGAAACATTAACGATGATTGGGATATTTCTGGAGAAGGTTCCGATGACAACGATGTCACCTCAAGTTCAAGAGAAATTTAATGATCTTATTACGAAATCGATAGATAATATTGATTCTCTAATGGATAAGATGCATAGGCAAAATAACGTGTCAGACGATTTTTCTGACGAAATAAGATTTGATTAACTATGAAATTACTACATAATTATGTACTGATTCAACTTACACCTTTTCAGGGTGAGACTGTTACTGAATCTGGAATTATAATTCCAAAGACAACTCCACAAGAAACTGATGGAGGTAGAGTGGTGTCTGTTATAGATGAGAATGCTAAGTATCAACCTGTTGGTGAAGTGCTAGCTGTGTCTGATAAAACTATGGCTGAGATACCAGAGTTAAAACCAGGGGTAAGAGTTAGGGTATCTAGAGCTGCTATGAATGTAAATCAGCAGTATTATGCAGATACTACTACGCCTGTACAAGAATGGGAAGGGATGATATTAATTCCATCTGGATTGATAGAGTCTGTATTTGATCAAGAATAAAAATTAAAACACCACTAATGAATAAGAATACGAAACTACGTAAAGAATCTCCTTCTCTAAAAGAGAAAGTAGAGACAATTGCAAATAATTCTACTACAATGGATAAAAGCCAGATGAAAGCTACAGCACGTCAACAAGATACTGTATGGCTTGAGAATCAGATTAAGCAGTATGAGTTGTCAGAGTATAATACTAAACAACTTCTAGCTAAGACTGCACCATTGTTTAAGATTGATAATCAAGGAAAGTTTATTAAACCATCTTTTGTGTCTACTATGATTAATTGGAAACTAATTCTAGATATCCTTTTGGAGTTGCTATATAAATATATACAGGCTAATAAGACTGATAAAATGCTATGGGATTCTCACAAAAAGTAAAGGATATTTATTCCGGATACACTAATTATTTAAAAGCTGATGAGTTACCTGAATACATTAAAGAACAAGTTCTGTACAGGATGGAGTTATGCAAAGACTGCGCTTCTAAGCCCTTTTGCCCTTATTGTGGCTGCGTTTCTCCTGTACTTTTCTTTTCTGCTACTAAGACTGACAAACTAGGAAAATGGGGACCAATGGTTCCTGAAGCAGAGTGGAATAAATTTAAATCCACTCCAGAATATATAAATTTAATGAATCAAATAGATGAAACTAATAGACAGAGCAATACAGGACCTGGGGACGAAGGAGATTCCAGGACCGAGCAACAATCCGAAGGTGATGCAATTCCTTCAACATCTGGACCCCAAGATTAAAGAGGAGTCTGCATCATGGTGTTCAGCAGCACTTAATTACTGGGCTAAGGAATGTAATCTTCCACTGTCTGGTTCTATAGCTGCTAGATCTTGGTTAAAAGTAGGAACTAAGACTCTCACACCTACAAGAGGTAATGATATAGTTATTCTTTGGAGAGAATCTCCCCAATCTTGGAAAGGACATGTAGGAATATACCTTCACCATAATAAGGAGGAAGTATGGATTCTAGGAGGTAATCAGTCAGATGAGGTGAATATATCCCGATTTCCAATATCGAGAGTATTGGAATTTAGAACTCTTTCCTAACACATGTATGATATACTAGATTCTTTCGATGTACATAGGGATTTCTTTGAAGCTAATCCCACTCTCAAGATTATATTTCCAGATATACCATCTACTACAATGTGGGCTATAGCGCTACTGCATCATCCACAATCTAAGTTTAGAAATATTAATTATCAAGAGAGGAAGAAAGTTATAGAGATGGATTACTTAACGCCACAAGATGCGTATGTAGATTTGGATTCGGAAGAGCTTATACCTGTAATTGAGAAATTCTCTAAGTTTGCTCTTACTAAGAAGCAACAGTTTTTAAATAACTGGGAAAGAAAGCTTGAGGAACGAGAGGAGTTTATAGGCAAAATTGAATATAATGCGAATACGTACGAACTTTTGGATAAGATGATGTCTCAGACACAAAAGCTTTGGCAACAGTATTTTCAATGTTTAAAAGACGTAAATGAAGAAGCATCTACTTACATCACTGGTGGAGCGATGGAATCTTTATTAGAGTCAGGAGAATTTTAATGAGTTACACAGGAAATAGTTTTGAGGTAGAGGATGCACCATTGGATCACTGCTTCAATTGTCAAACCACACATGTTAGATCTTATAAATCACTCCCCACTGCGAATGAAATATATCTAGTATTGTGTTTGGATGAAAAGAAATGCGGGGCTAAGTACCTCGTTGACAAAGAAAATAAACCGAACATAGTCACAAAATTATAAATTTATTTATGGCTAAGAATGTTACACTCTACCCACAGTCTACTGAAAAACTTCTTGCAGGAGTAAAGACTCTGGCTGATGCGGTAAGAGTTACACTAGGACCGAAAGGTCGTCATGTTATTGTTGAGAATGAATATCAGTACCCAGCTGTCACCAAAGATGGTGTCACTGTATCGAATTCTATTACGCTACCAGATCCTGTAGAGAATCTTGGAGCACAGATTATAAAGCAAGCAGCATCTACTACTGTATCTAAGGTAGGCGATGGTACTACAACTGCTACCATACTAGCTGCTGAGTTCCTTACAAGAGCTCATGAATTGATATCTAAGGGATATAATCCAGTGAATATCAAGAATTATCTTGATTCTAGAACTAAAATATCTTTAGAAGTACTTGAAAAACTATCTATGCCAGTAGAGGTTGATTCTGATAAGTTAGATCAAATCGCTACTATTTCTGCTAATAATGATGCTTTTCTAGGTGGAATTATTGCTGAAGCTATTAAGAAGACTGCAGATTCTGGTATCGTAATGGTAGAAGAATCTAAGTCGACTGATACGTATGTAGATATGATAGAAGGATGTAGAATAGATAAGGGGATGATATCTCCTTATTTTGTGAATAATCCTACTAAGATGTTAACTGAGTATTCAAACCCAGCTATTTTAATTACTGATAAGAAGATTAGATCTACTAATGATATTTCACATATCATGGAAGCATGTGGTAAAGCTGGAAGATCCTTGCTAATTATAGCGGATGAAGTAGAAGCACAAGCTATCTCTTTAATTGTTACTAATAGAGTTAGAATTAACTTCCCTGTTGTAGCTATTAAAGCTCCAGGATTTGGTGAGAGAAGAGCTGCATTACTAGAAGACTTAGCGGTTTTTACTAATGGTAAGTTTATTTCTGAGAATAAAGGGGATAAGTTATCTAAGGTCACTATGGATGATCTTGGATCATGTAACAAAATAATTGTTACTTTTAAAGATACCACTCTAATTGGACCACATGGAGACCCGCTTAAGATTGCTGAGAGAGCTGAACAGATTAGAGGAGAAGTTGCTACTTCCGATCATGATTTTATGGCTAAGTTAAATAAGCAAAGACTTGCTAATCTAGCTGGTGCTGTAGGAATTATATATGTTGGAGGTGAGACTGAAGCTGAAATGAGAGAAAGGAAATTTAGAATTGACGATGCACTCCAAGCTACACAAGCTGCTGTAAGAGGTGGTATTGTAATTGGAGGTGGTATGACATTCTTGGATATTGCTCTAAGTGATCCAACATCTGAATTAGATGAAATGTACAACTCATCTTTATTTTCTATATTCCGCCAGATCTGTGAAAACGCTGGAAAAAACTCTTTAGATATTTATAAAAGGATACAAGAAAGAAAAGAAGATGGTAGAACCGCTCATACAGGATACAATGCCCTTACAGATACAGTAGAGAACCTATTAGAGGCGGGAGTTATAGATCCAACTTTGGTGATATCATCAGCACTAACTGCAGCCTCATCAGTGGCGCAATTACTTATTACAACATCGGCGACAATAACGCCAGAAAAAACACAAGACACGCTCTCACCTATGGGTGATGACATGAGCTTGCTAGATCAATAATACAAACAATGATCATATCGCAATCGAATTTTATCGAAGAACATATACCAGAATACCATCCGGCAACAACATTATACAAAGATTATTGGCGAGAACAGATTCGTAGGAATATAGAAGGGTATTGGCAATCAGGATACTGGATGCCACCTAAGCTCTACTTCTATGCCAATTTTGCCACAATTAAAAAGAAGATTAACGATAATTCGAAAGTACAAAGCTTTGGAAGACCTCTGCTACGAGATATAGAATGGATAGTATTCCGTGATATAACTGTAGCCAGAGGTTTTTCTGGTTTTGAACTAGACGATACTTATTCGTGTAATGAGCTTCTACTAGAGGAATTACCTCTTGAGCAGTTGCCACCTTCGTGTATAAATTCACAAGGTCAGAGGAAGATTTACGAAGATCCTCTATATTATATATCTAAACAGCATGCATCCAATTTAGGCAAAGCTCTATATGAGAATGAAGCTTCTAACTACATTCTGATGGGAGCTAGAGGATTTGGTAAGTCGTATATGGTAGGTGGAGTAATAGCCCATGAGTTTCTATTTGACGGTATGATGGAATACATACCGGGGCAGAAACCAGATTCAGTAGATATTGTTGTAGGTGCAGGACACTCTAATTTCTCCACAGATCTTTTAACTAAAGCTAAGATTATGATGGATAGAGTACCTGGACAGCAAGAGATTCTAGGAACAATATATCCATCTCCACTATCTAAAAAGACAATGGGATCCCTAACCCCGTCATCCATTTTAAAAGCTCTCTATAAGAAGCGTATAGGATCTAGATGGCAAGATGCGGGATCATTATCTACTATTAAACACGTATCATATGCAGACAATCCATTTGCTGCACAGGGTGGTCGTAACTCTATAATGATATATGAAGAGGTAGGTATGCACTCTAATGTACTAGAATGCTTTGATGCTTCTGTAGAAAATATGCGTCTTAATGGACGTAAGTTTGGAACCGCTATCTTCTTAGGAACTGGTGGTGATATGGAAGGTGGAGGTACCATAGGTGCTAAAGAAATATTTTACAATCCTGGTAAGTATGACGCTCTAAGGTTTGAGGATACTTACGAGAAGAAAGGACATATAGGAAGATTTATACCAGCTACTTATAACTTAGGCTCTTTGTATAGAGATGATAATAATATCACAGATTTACAAAAAGCTGTAGAAGAATTACTTAGAAGAAGAAAAGCTAAGGAAAATAAGAAAGGATCGGAATCTGCTTTAACTAAAGAAATTGTAAACAATCCAATAAATCCATCTGAGATGTTTCTAGCGGAGAATGCAGCACTGTTACCAGCAGCTGAAGCAGCCAGACGTCTACAAGAATTGGAAGCAGATAGATCTTATAATCTTATAGAAAAAGTTGTGGAGTTATATTTTGACCCAGATGCTAGAGATACTAATAATGTAAACTACAAAATAGATTCTGCTGGAAAACTTAAACCAATAACACAATTTCCACATAAGGATAAAGATAGGGAAGGCGCTATTATTATATATGAGTTTCCAGCAATGGTAAATGGTAAAGTTCCTGAAGGAGCGTATGTAATAGGACATGACCCTTATAAAGATGATAATGAGAGAGGAGATTCACTAGCTTCTATATATGTAGTGAAATCTGCTAAGTATTTTAATGATATAGGTCATGATGAAATTGTAGCTGAGTATGTAGGAAGACCATATGATGGTATGAATAAAGTAAATGAAACCATATTAAAGCTTTCTTTATTTTATGGGGAAGCTAAGATATATTTTGAAAATGCAGTAGGAAATACTAAAGATTACTTCGAAAGAATTAAGAGATTAGATTTACTTGCCACTAAACCAACTGCATTGTTTACTACTACCGCATCATATGCACGTAGTCCTACAATAGAGTACGGTTACCCAATGTCAAATCAATTTATTAAACGAAAAGGTATATCATATCTTCGAGATTGGTTATTGCAAGAACGAGGGGACGGAAAACGTAATATAGATCTAATTAATTCGAGAGCACTTCTGCAGGAGATTGCTTACTTTACTTACGAAGGAAACTTTGACCGAGTAATGGGATTAATGGGTGCTATATTTGGATTAGCACAAATGACTAGAAACATGGAAGAATCTTTGCATATGCCTAAGAAGGATACTTCCCCAAATCTAGATTTTATATTTAATAATAAAAAACTATTTAGAAATGTTGCAACAAACTTCTTTTCCTCTACAGAGGATGTCGTTGTCCCAGAAACTCAAAAATGGACGTCAGTGGGGCAAAGACATTATAGATTATATAACTAAGTTTCACGCATTCGTTCCTTCAATGTCCACCTCATACGTAGAGATGGAAAGAAATTACAAACTGTTTAATAATATCATAAATCAAAAAGATTTTGAAGCAGAATGTAATCCACTAGGTATTGAAGTAGGACAAATGGAAGATGAGATTAAGCCGTATAATAAAATACCAAATAAAATACAAGTTCTACTTGGCGAGGAACTCAGACGCCCATTCGTCTACAAAGCTGTTTTAGTTTCTGAAGATGGTATCAAATCAAAGCTTAGACGTAAGAATGAAATGATAACACAATATGTTGAAGGCATTATGCAAATGGCTCAACTAGAAGCACAGCAAACTGTAGCCAAACAACAAGAGCAGAATGGTGAAATATCACCAGAACAAGCTCAACAAATGCAAGAACAAGCACAACAACAGATTCAACAAATTGTAGATACTATATTACCACCAGAACATATAGATAAATATTTACATACTACTTATCAAGAGTCCTCCGAGATCCTAGCGAATAAGCTACTCAATTATCTTGGATACGCTTTAGATCTAAAGTCTAAAAGAAATGATACATTTAAACACGGATTAATTTCGGATGTAGAAGCAGCATGGGTAGGTATTGAGAATGAGTCGCCACAAGTAAATGTGATTAATCCTCTAGCCCTATTCTATCATAAATCTACTGAAACTAAATTTATTCAGGATGGTTTGTACGCTGGATATAGAGTAAGGATGTCCACTTTAGATGTTCTAAATCTATTTGGAGATTATTTAACTAAAGAAGAAGTGGATGAGGTACAAAGAAATCCATCTTCTTTAACTAACTATTCTTCATGGGAATCAGAACCTGAGATGAAATATCACTTCTCTGATACACACTTACACCATCAAAATGCATACTTAACTACTCCAATAGATGGTACTTATGGTAGATCCTATACTCTAGATCATTTAATATCGCATGTAGAATGGCAGTCTGAATCTAAGATTGGATATTTTACATCACCTAATGAGTATGGGGATATGGAAACTGTTACTGTTACAGAAGATTTTCCAATCCCTCCATATGCTGAAATATCTAATGTTACAGATGAATGGGGTGCTAATAAGATGGTGTATACGTTTGATGACTGTACTCTTACATTTCAATGGGTCCCACAAACCTGGTCTGGTATTAGAATTGGAGGAGATAAATATGCTAAGATAGCACCAAAACCTTACCAAGTAAGATCATATGCAAATCCTAAAAGAGTTAAATTAGGATATCACGGTATAGTATATTCTAATATGAATGCTACTTCATGTTCTCTAGTTTCTAGGATGAAACCATTTCAGTATCTATATTTTATAGTAATGCACAAACTTAAGCATTTGATTGCTAGAGATAAAGGACCATTACTATCTATTGATACTACTCAAATACCTGGAAATGTAGACCACGATAAGATTATGTACTACATAGAGCAGATGGATCTTAACTTCTACAATCCTCTACAGAATGCTGAACAACCAGGATCTGCTCAAAGAGGTAAACCAGTAGAGGTATCATCCAGATCTAATATGCAGCACATTATGAATTATGTGCAACTACTAGATAATCTTGATGTGCAAATAGCGGATGTAGCTGGAGTAAACAAACAGAGAGAAGGACAGATTTCATCTAACGAGGCTGTTACTAACTCACAACAAAACCTACAACAATCAGCAACTATTACGGAATCTTATTTTTATCTACACTCAAAACTATGGGAAGATATTTATAACTCTCTATTGGAGACTGCTTCTTATGTATGGAAAGATAAAGAACAAGTATTTCAATGGGTGCTAGATGACTTATCTGCAGAATCACTAGTTATTAAACCAGGAGATTTATCTTTTGGACAAATGGGAGTATTTGTACTTGAGTCTTCTAAGCAACATGAGGCATTTGATTTTGCTAAACAACACATGCTTGAGTTGCTACAGAATGATAAAGCTAAGTTTTCTGACTTACTTAATTTATTCCAGACTTCATCTCTTGCAGAGTTCAAAAGAACTATCGAGAAATCAGAAAGAGAGATGCAACAAAGAGCAGAACAAGAACAGCAAATGCAGAAACAAATGCAAGACGAAGAGCTACAAACTCAAATTAAATTGTCTGAAATGGCACATGCACAAGCTATGGAGATTGAACAACTTAAAGCAGACACAGCTATCAGGAAAGCTGAAATTGATGTATTTAAATTTCAACAAGAATTGGATTCAAACTCCAATGGTGTACCAGATCCTTTAGAAATTGAGAAACTAAGACATCAAGTAAGACAAGCTGATGAGAAGCTAAAATTAGAAAAAGACAAGCTAAAACAGACTAAAGAAATAAAAGAAGAAGAATTAAAAATTAAAAAGATTCAGGCTAATAAAAGACCGTCAAAATCGTAATGTATATATAACCGAACTGGTTTTGTAGCTCACTATAGCCGTTTCATTTTAAGTATTAGTATAAATTAAATAACTTTGCACCACTTATGAGTATAGATTCATTAGAAGCGCTAATAGCAAATAGCGATAACAATTATTTCGTTGATGATGATTTTGTTCCACCTGGAATAGAACCAGATCCAAATCCCAATGAACCCGCAGAAACGGAAGATCCTGATCCAGGGTCAGAACCTGGAACAAACCCAGCTGTTCCACCGACTGATGAACCATTAGACGACCCTGACCCGGATCCGGCAAACCCTGATCCAGAGCCAGAGCCTAGCACAGACCCTAAGGAAACCCCAGAAGGTATAAAAGAATATTATGATTTCTTAGTAGAGAATAATATGCTTCAACCTGATGAAGGTTACACTTTTGATGGAACTGCTAAATCTTTATCTACGGCTTTAGAACAAACTAACGTTAATATGCAAAAGGCTGTTGCGATGAGTTTGTGGGAACAACTTCCAGAGGATTTTAAACCTTTACTACAATACGGACTTTCAGGAGGAACTAATGTAGATGAGTTTTTAAAGACATATAGAAATGGTCCTATAGATATCGCAGATGCTGATTTGGATGATCCTGATACACAAGACTATATCTTGCGGGAATATTACAAGCAGACAACGTCACATTCAGACGAAAAAATTGATAAGTTGATTACTCTGTTAAAGAACAAAGGAGATGTGGAATATACTTCCGAAGTATACGATGCTGCTCTAGAACTTAAAGATATACAGAAATCACAAAGAGAAGAATTAACAAGACAAGCCATTCTACAAAAGCAAGAGAATGAAGCTAAAGCTAAACAAGAGAAAGAAGAACTATTTAATATAATAGATGATCTTAATTTAGCTCCACAACGTAAAGGAATGATTAAATCATTCATTTATTCTTCACAAAATTCTCCATCTAGAATGGACTCAACAATACAATCTATCATAAATAATAAAGAGCACTTTGCACAACTAGCAGATCTCTTATTAGATTACGATCCTAAAACAGGATTTAAAATTGAAGATAGATTTACGAAAAAAGGAAAAACAACGGCCCTGAATGATTTAGAGAAAAGACTTAGTGATAAGTTTTCTGATTCAAAAACGAAAGTTACAGGTTCGAATTCCACGTCAGAAAAACCAAACTTTGACTGGAACGTTATCTTTTCACAACAATCCGAATAATTAATTATTTTATAAAAACGAAATTATATGGCAAATACCGCAGGAAGTTCGATGATCATCAAGCATTACGACGGATTTGGAGGTAATTTCATTGACTCTCAATATTTAGGAGCATCTTATGATGGTGTAGGTAAACCTCACGTATTCCAAGATACCCTAATGAGAATCTTCTCATCACAGAATAGATTTATCACTAATGGTGGTAAACTTCTGATTGGTATGACAGGTGCGAAAGGCCCTATCAATACCATGGAGATAGATACTGAAATCTACAGATGGTACCTACAAGGTGCTGATTATAGAACGGCGAGAGTAATTGAAAACCCTGAATCTTCTAATACAGTGCTTGGTATCAACAACACAGTATTCAGACTAAAATTAGATTTAGATTATTACGCAGAACCAGATGTTCTATTAGCAGAAAATAACAACTACGCTCTTGAAGTAATAGGAGATCCTATTCAAGAAGGAAATGGTTATGTTTATTCATTCCGTCTTCAAGGAGACGATATGTCACAATACCTTCCAAGCTACTTGGTAGATCCAGGAAGAGAGCTTTCTAAAGGATGGACTTCAGTTCAGTCTGAGTACAATGAGAAATTCGGTACTCAACAATACCCATCTTCAATGCAACTTGAACACCAAATTTCTTACTTTGCTGAGAAACAAACTGTTACAGACAAAGCTTGGAGAAATCAAGGTAGACTTGGAGTAAAATTCCTTTACAAAGATCCTATGTCTGGCGCAGACAAATCAGTTGAAAAATTCCTTCCATACGCTGAAGCAGTAATGCAAGATCAGTTCCACATGGACATGGAAGTTCAAATGATGTTTGGTAAGAAACAAACTAGAGCTGGACATAAAGGTTACTGGAAGAAAACTGGTAACGGTGTAAGAGAGCAACTAAAAGATAGCTGGATAGATATCTATTCATCTGCTTTAACTGTTACTCGTCTTAAAGATTACCTATTAAACATCTTCTTTGCAAGAGTAAATGAAGGAGATCGTAAAATGGTGGCTATGACTGGAACTTATGGTTCACTTCAATTCCACAACATGCTTGCTTCTGTAGCTAGCTCATTCTTGACTGTAGACACTATGTTTACTCAGATGCTATCTAAAGATCCTAGACACTTATCATTTGGTGCTCAGTTCACTCACTACCAAGGTCCTGAAGGAATCGAGGTGACTTTAGTGAAGAACCCAATGTACGATAATCGTCAGTATTGTAAGCAAACACACCCACAATACTCTAACATCCCTGTAGATTCATTCCGTTATACATTCCTTGATTTTGGAGGAGCTGGTACATCTGAAAAAGGTGGAGCTATCAACAATATCATGATGTTGAAAGAAAAAGATTCTTACGCATGGGGTTATGTTCATGGTACACACACTCCAACAGGTCCTGTTAAAGGTGGAGTAGCTGGTGGTCTTATCGCTGGTTATGATATCTTTATGCAAGGTTCTGCAGGTGTATGGATCAAAGACGTTACACGTTGTGGTGAGCTCGTCCTGGACTTTCAAAGCTAAATTAATCAATAATTATGAAAATTTCTAAAAACTTTGTATCTTCTAATAAATTTGAAATTCTTGAAAAAGAATGGAAAGATGTACAAATAAATAATTTTACAATTATATCTATACCTGGATTTATAAGTCGTGCTGATAACGATTCTTCAGCAACTCCTGCAGTACATATAAAGTGTACTTGTGGAAAAGAGCTTATAACAAGTTTTTATAGAGTAAAAAATGGTAAAACAATTTCTTGTGGCTGTCACAATTCAAACTATAAAGAAGGAGATAAAGCAAATGCTTATGATTTAATGAATAGATATAGGTATTCTGCAAAGAAAAGAAATTTTTCATTTGATTTAGAATTTAATGATTTCTATAATATTATAAAACAAAATTGTCATTACTGTAACGTAGAGCCTAAACAATCTAGAATTGTTAAAGGTTGCAAAGAGACGGTAATTTACAATGGTATAGATAGAGTAGATTCTAAAGAAGGTTATAAGATATCTAATTGTGTAGCTTGTTGTTTTACATGCAACAGAGCCAAATCAGATATGTCTTATGATCAATTTATTGAGTATTTAAATAGAGTGTCTATTTATTCGCCTCAACTAAAAAATCGGGATGTAACGGTGAAGCCTAAAGACTTAATTGGATATGGTAATACCGTGAGTACTACAGACGAAGTAGTATTTGTAGAGCATAGTAACTGCGCGTTAAATCGAAGCAATAACGTTACCACGAGCTCCCGAAACAGCTATTGCTGTTAAAATATATGCCGAACTTATAAGAAATTATAAGAAGTAGAAGATAAAAAACTTTTACGATAACAAAATGGAGTTAATCTACGATTCTCAATCTTAAGAAATTCGTTAGTGGTGAGTTATTTATAACTCAAAATTCTATAGCTCAAATACCCTTTCCTATCTCGAGCTTGAAAAAGGACTGTGGGACGTTATACTAAGTAACGTTAAATAAAGGAATACTAGGCGCAAAAAATAATAATATGTTAGTATATGTAATGTCGATCCCTAGACCGACAGCAACAAATGTAAGTGAGCTTGTTAACGGCAGCTCAGGTAAAAAATTGAACAAAACTAAAATGGGATCTTGTACAGATAGAATCTCAGCATTGTATTCTCCTAAAGTTGGAGGACTTGCTAATGGACTATCTTACAAACCATGGATAGAAGATGGTACTCAAAAAATAGATGAACTCACTAAAAAACCCCTTACTCTACAAGATAAGATGGAAAGAAAGTGGGGACTAGAGCCAGGCTTTCTAACCAATAAAGCCTGGATGAATGGCGACTCTTTAGATGAAGAGAAAATGACCTACTATCAAAAGAAATATTGGTCTTTGAATGACGGTTCTACAGTGTTTGATACATCTAATATGGATGAAGAATTAGGTTACTATATGTTGCTAGATTCAAAACTAGTAGCAAATTCTGAGAAAGAATGGAGAGATCATAAATGGCCAGACGCTAAATTCTACATCTCACTGGAGAATGAAGAAGATGAATTAAAAGCATCTAAAGCGAGATCTAAAGCAGCAGCTAAGGCTCTAATTGTAAATCCAGATTTCTCACTTAATATGCAACAAAAATTTGTACATATCTTAGGATTAGCACAAACAACTGTATCTCTAACTCCAGATGCTATATTCAATGTTCTAGATAACTACATAGATTCTACAACATTTACACCTGGATCAAACATTGAGAAATTTAATGAGCTTGCTGAGAATCTTAAAACTCCACATGGACGTGAAAGAATTGAAGCTAGACATCTTCTAAAAAGAGCATTAGACTCTAGGATAATATTCGAAAAACAAGGTGGTTATTTCTGGCCAAGACCAGAAGGTCAAATCACACTTGGAGAAAATTACTCCGAAGCTATTGAATATCTACTAGATCCTAAAAAAGAGGTAATGGTAGAAGACATGCATGCGGAACTAAAATTAAAAGGGTTTTAACTTAATACAATAAAATGACAGTAGAAGAATTACATTTTCAATTTATTTTAGCTAAGGATAGCGTAGATGCGTTGTCGCATCATACATTCAATCGTGCACAGATTGATTGGCTTCTTAACGATGCCCAGTTGCGAGTCATTAGGGCAAAGACTTCTGGTGAGAACGAAAAGCTTCTGGGTTACGAAATGACTCAAAAGTTGGCCGACGAATTCTCTACTCTGCATATTAAGTATCCATTACAACCCGCAGTACAACTTGTTGATCATGGTGGGGTCTATGAACTAGATCTCACCAAGCTCAAGTTTAAGTATTTAAGACTAATGAATGGAGAAGTGGAGGTCACTATTGATCCCGACTGTAAAAAGTACGTACCTTTAAAGTTCACGCAATCAGATGATATCAAAATTGCATTTAGGGATCCATTTAATTCTCCATCAACAGAGTTTATCCCATATAATATTGGGAGAAGTGCTGATGGTTCCGCATCGTCTTCTTTATACATATATCCAGGAACTTATACCGCTACTAACGCAAAAATAGAATACTTAAAGTATCCTTCCAAAATATCCTTCGGTGACTACAAATATATAGATGGGGTAATATATCCTAAATCTACATCTGAGTTACCAGAAGAGATGCATCATAAGATAGTTGACAAAGCAGTTGAATTAGCATCCGTGTACATCATGGATCCAAATACCACAGCCTTCCATCAACTAGCTTATTCATTCGATTCTTAATCAAATAAAATTTAAATTATAAAATTATGTTTTCAAGACAAGGTAATAAAAGAGCTGTCGAAACATTTCTAGTATCTAAAGCTTCTGTTGCTTTATTCAACACTGGTTCACCAGATACTAATATCACAGACCTTACAGGTGGTACTGTTCCTAAAGGAACTACTCTTCTTGCTGATGGACAACTTGGTATTTTCAACGCTTCAGGTTATGGAACTGAGACAATCAATACTTCAATTGATGCTACTCCATCTAAAGCAGAAAATCCAATAGTTTATATAGCAGCTGGTCTTCCTAAAGACGCTACAACTAATACAGGCGTAAACATGCCTTATCCTCTATGGAAAAGACCATTTGAGAGAAGTGGAGATATTAATAGCGACAATTGGATTTCAGCTACTTATCAAGCATACACAGCTCCAGCATATTCTGCATGGACAGTAGGAGCCCCTATCGCGGGTGCTGGCGCAGTTAATATTTTAGACGAACAAGAATACAGCATTCAAATTGCTGAGTTCGGTTATGCTAACGACATTTTCTATTCATCTTCTGCAACTAACGTTATAGCTGGAAGTTATGTAACTCCTAACTATACTGCACTAGGTACAACTAATCCAGTAGATCATCTTCTACAAAACCTGGCTTATGAATTCAACAGAAATTCAAGACATCTAGGTATCTACAATAACAACGTATTTCATGGTAACTCTAATGTAGTTGCATTTGGTATTGGTACTTCAGCAGCAGCTGGTTCACAAATATCTGCTTTAACAGTAGGTAATGTGTACACTATTGTAGCTAATGTGAATGTAGGAGGTCAAATAGTAATGACTCAAGCTATCAAAGATGCTCTAATTGCAGGTAGAATTGCTGGAGGATTTGCTGGTACAGCTGAATTAATTCCTATTGATTTATCTACTGCTGGTACAGCTGCTCTTAACGCAGGTGTAGAAGCTATCGTGTTTGTTTCTTTGGATAGAAATCCTGCATACATTGATAGAATTCCTTTCCTAAAATCTACTATCAGAGCAGGTTTGACTAGAGGTTTTGACTATGCTACAGTTAACTCTGTAAAAGCTCAAGACGTTCACGAAGGACAAGGAACTGTTAGATTGCTAGAAGATCAATACAGAAAAACTCATTCACAAAGATTGTACAATCTTAATCATACTGAATTTCCTATCATAGAATTCCCTACACCTTTTGTAGCTGGAACTAACTATGATCAGTTTGTTATTCATCATGTTGATACTAATCAAATAGATACTACTAATCTTTCTGAATCACCTCTTAAAACTATCGTTGCAATCCCTAACGGAGATGCAGTAGTTGGTACATTCACAACTTTATTTAACGCTTGGTTAACTGCAGTTGGTAAAACTAACATTGAGGTAGTTTAAAACTCATGCTAAATGGTCGCCCGTGAATAAGCCTATTGCGCAATTGACTAGTTGTTTATTGGTTTTCTCGAGTGCATTCTGGGGTAGGTCCGTCTACCCCAGCTTTTAGCATACTTAATTTACAAAAAAAAATATAAAAACATAATACAAAAATAATGAGCTCTTATTACAATCAAGGTGTTCAAGTTATTATCGGCAACGGTCAAAACTTTCCAGGAACCCCACGGATCTCACTAATCCCTTTCATCCAGAATGCGTATGATAAGGGACTTTTAAATTTTACGGTATTACCTCCCGGATCCATATCCTTAGCTGAGATACAAGACATCTCTACAGCTAAGATATTAGGAAGGTCTACAGCAGGCTCTGGAGTAATAGAGCAAATCAGTATTGGAACAGGTTTATCTTTATCAGGCGGTACTTTATCTTCAACTGTAACTGCTACTCCTGGTGGTTCAGATACCCAAATACAATACAATAATGCAGGAGTATTTGGTGGTAGTTCTCAGTTAATATTTAACGGGGGAGCAACTAATACCTTAGATATTACTGGTAGTGGAAACAACTCTTCCACAAATTCTTTTAGAATTCGTAATTCTGATCTAACACAAATATTAAGTTTACAGAATAATGGTGAATTAAATATCAGGGATAAGATTACTATTGGATATGGAGGAAGTCATTTTAACGAACTTAGAGGGGGTCCTGTATTTCAAATAGTAAATTCAACAAGTGGGGGAGCTTTAACTACAGATGGTATTACAATGGATACTACGCATAATGTAGGTATAAGTAATACTGGGGCAATAAGCGCAAGACTTGACATTCAAGGCAGTGGCGCAACAAGTGCTACAAATGCTTTGAGGGTTAGGAATAGTGCGGGAACTCAATTACTAGCTGTACGAAATGACGGAAATGTCGCATATACTAATGCGTCTGTTACAAGTAGTTCTGCAAATGATGGGATATTGGGTATTACGGGTTTCACCCATACTGCCAATTCAGGCTCAACAAATGCACTTTGGGGGTTAAACATTGACGGAACACAAGTTTTTAATACTGCAAACCAAACAAGTGGGGGGTTAAGGATAAAATTGTCTAATAATGCTACATCATCACAATATAATACACCTTTGTATATAGAGTCAAATGCGGCTGCTGATGCAGTAAATTTTATTAAAAATACATCTTCAACGGGTGGTAGTTCTATAAGGCTAATAAGTGGTTCAGCAGAAACGTCAATGACATTAATACAGTCTCCAAATACAAATCCATCATCTATTTCGGAGGGTAATGGTATAACAATAAGAACGGCTTCAACGTCTTCATCATTAGGGGTTAGGAGTAATGCGTTGACATTAACAAATAGCACAACTTCAGGTAATCCGCAAAGTGTTAACTGCACATTCTTTATAATGGATAAACGTATTGGAGTTGGACAATATGCACCTAATACACCTAACGCTACTTTAGATATCAAAGGTGAAGGTGCGACAAGTTCAACTAACGCTTTATACATTAGAAACAGTGCGAATACTAACTTTTTAACTGTTAGAGATGATGGATTTGTAAATATTCTTACTAACACAGAAGTATCAAAACCAAGTGTTCTACTAAGCGGTACAGGCTACAGCGGTGGCACATCAACAACGACAAAACCAACGTTTTTAATCGAACCAACTGGGACGACTTCAACGGGATGGAATACGTCAGGCACTAAGTTTGGTATTAATGCTGAGAGTGGGTTCACTGGGATGTATTTGGATTTACAGTTGAATGGTAGTTCTCAGACATCTTTTGTAGGACAGAGTATATTATTTAACAATATTACAGGCATTAAAAACGTAATTGGAACAGGGCTTGAAATAGGGCAGGTTGCAAGTACTGGTGGTTCAGGATTTGACATTAAATTTGTTGACGGCAACGGTGCAAATAGATACGCAAAGTTCACAGCTACCGGTTCGATAATAGGCACTTCTAATAACCCGTCAAAACAAACAAATGCACACTTCCAATTAGATAACACCGCTAAAGGTTTTCTTCCACCACGCCTTACAACCGCTCAAAGAGATGCGGTCAGTTGGGTTGCAGGTGATGCAGGGATGATGATATTCAATACAACGTTAGTTAAGCTTCAAGTATGGAATGGAGCAGCATGGGAAACAATAACTAGTGTATAATAATAAAAATAAAAATAATGGCTTTAAAATTTAACACAAACTTAGACATAATAACTTTTGATGATAGAATTATCAGAAATGTAGGATATGTATTCTTAAAACCTTACTTCTCTTCTAAAGAAGAAGTTGAAGTAGAGTGTGTAATGTATTCAGATAAAACAGATGTATTTCCAGAATCTACTGTAACTACAGATGAAGAAGGAAATGAGATAATAACTACATCTCAAACTAAATGCCCTAAAGGATCTTTAAGATTTAGTATTGTAGCAACTATGACTGATGACAATTTAGTTGAAAAAATTCATGTATTAGTGGCTGAAAAATTAAGAGAACTTAATCCTTCTATACAGCTTTCTACTGATGAAGTATAAAATATTAGTTTTACTTTTTCTACCATTTTTAAGTTTTGCTCAACCTAAATTAGATATAAATAAAATATTAATAGGTTCTGCAATAGGATTTATGGGAGGAGTAGCATCTGGATATCATGAAGTAACATTGCATCATTATCCAAAATTTAAAGCTATTCATCCATATGCAAATGATAAATACTTCAATCCTACAGAATCTTGGGTAGCAAAATATAAAAATGGAGACCCAATGCAAGGAGAAGCTTTTTGGTTATCAACTTCAGTACTAGTTCCATTTACTGACTTCTATCACTTTACTAATATGATGGACAGAACAAGTTTCCTGTGTGCAACAATGTATGTGACAATAGGAGAAAAGAAACCGTGGTGGCATTATGCAATTAATGTAGGCTCCACATTACTCGCAAGAAGAATAGGCTTCGGATTAGTCTATGATTATATTTATAAATAACATTTAAAACATTAAACAATGAACAAAATGGTTAAACAAGAAGTGCCTGTTCTTCCTACAGAAACACCAACAGGAGCTGTATTATCTAAAATCTTATTAACTTCTGCAGTAATGGCAGTACTTAATACCCTATGTGGACTAGGTATATTTTGTGTACCAGAAGATTTTCAAGTTAGATTTGGAGATACTATAACACATCTAGATCTTAAAACAATACTTAACTTTGTAGCATATTGCGCAATTTTTGTATTCCGTATTAATTTCTTAAACTCAACTAAGACGCCTAAATGGCTTCAAAACATTCTAACACCAGTAATTAACATATTCACAAAATCTAAATAAATAATGAAAAACTTACTTACAATACTTATATTTTTATTCGCAATACCATATTCAGACGTATTTGCACAACACGTAGATGGAAAACCAGGTCCAGTTAAAATGGATGGCGGATATTCTATCAAAGGTAATAACGTAACTGCAATAGATAAAACAACTTTATCTACTAAGAATACATCAATAGCATCTTCTTATGCAGTTAGAGCAGGTATTAAAGATTCTTTAGTATCACCTAAAGCGAGAATTACTGCTTTAGAAGCTTTAGTTCTTACAGGTACTGGTAACCCTACAGGTGTAGTTTCGGCCCCAATTGGTACATTATACTTACGTCTTAATGGAGTACCAGATTCCACACTATGGGTAAAGCAGAGTGGAACAGGCAATACAGGTTGGAAGAATAAATAACACATAATGAAAATAACACTAGCCCAGTTAATACTACCTCTAATAGGTATTATAATATTACCTAGCGGAATATTAATATCTTGGATGTGCGTAGCTTTAATTGCTGACCTAATAACTGGAGTATTTCGGGCAATAATCGACAAGAAAGTTAGAACTTCTCAAGGATATAGAGAAACTTTAGCTAAGATTATTCAATATGGAGGTGCTCTAATTATTGGAATTATTTTAACATCTTTAGCTAAATCACATGCAGATGGATTAGATCCTAAGATTTTAAATTACTTTAATAATTTTTTAGTATCTTTTATTATCTTTATTGAAATAACTTCAATTATGGAAAATTTATATGCCATAAGTCCAGAGTCTAAATTTTCAAAATATTTCGTTAAACCGATGCTTGCTGTATTGACATTCAATTTAGAACATACTAAGGATGTAATAGAAGCAATGAAAACTATAAAACCAAAAGTTATTAAAGATGACAAGTAAAGCAGCATTGCTGAATCTCTTACGTGAGAAAGGTGATGAACAATTAGATCATATTATTCAATTTGCAGATCATAAACCAAAGATCTACAAGAAAATGCTAGTTAAACAAGCTTCTGACAAACTAAAGCTTACGGAGTCTGCAATAGAGAAACCTATTGCGGCTCCTGTCAAGCCTAAAACTGAGGAGCCTGTTGAAATTAAGAAAGAAAAGAAATCATTCTTTTCAAATAAAAAACATAAAAAGAATAAATAATGCCAACATATACTCAACAGCAAATCGAGAATGTTTGGTTTGCATTAAATTTAAATAGACTAAAACCTAACAATGACGCTAACTCTGGTGCAGGATTACATAATCCTAATGGATCTATTAATATGTACAAGTGGTTACAAGACGCACTAATGTTATTAGGAGGTACGGGAAGTGGTATGAATGATAACATCTACAATGCCGATGGCACACTAACAGATAATAGAACGCTATCTTTTAGTACTGATAAGACATTAACATTTAGCTCTACCTCAACACCATTTACTACTACATTATGGACAAGTAATGCTTTTACTCAAACCATAGGAAAACCAGTAGGAACAGTAGATTTAGACACAAGATCTCAAATTGTTAATACTGGTGTAGGAGTTTTGAAGTCAGCTGGTTTAAATGCACAAATATATAAAGATGGTGATGTAAGTATTGCAAATATAGCAGTGTCTAGTACAGGATCTGGTATAGAAGATGTACGTGCTATTATGGAAATTGAAAATCGTATAGATAATAACAACATCTTTTTTGAACTTTATTCACAAGTAAATGGAGCATACCCATGGGCAAAACTTATTATACCAACTAACTATCAATATGGAGAAGGTGTTGATGTTTTAGACTATATGGTACCTTCTAAAGTGCCTACGCTTAACGATGAATTACGTTACACATACCCCCTACAAAGAACTGTATTTAACTTTGGAGATGCTAATTATAGAGCTGTAGTAAATGACTATGCTACAGGAGCTTTAGCTACAGGATCTAATGGAGATAAAATGACTGCAGTGGAAGTTATTGTAAGCGCTCGTCTATATGCAAATAGTTCAGGAACATTAGAAATTAGAATAATAGAAGCTAGCTCTGGATCAGATTTATATACTAAATCTATTGACATGTCTACTTTACCTAATACTTATGGGACTATGTCACAAGAAGGTATAACTTTATCTTTAAATATTGATGAACAATATTATTGTATGGTAACAGCAACATCAGGAGATGGTACAAATGTTAGAGGATTATCAGTAACTTTATTAACAATATAATGATAGCGAGTGTAGTACAAACAGTAGATCAACCCTGCTCAGCAGTACGATTTACGTCGGATTTATTTACCACATTTAACAACGCTAACTCTGGAACTTTAACTTTAGAATATACTGTTAATTGTGGTGAAAAAGTTGTAGTTGAATTTGACTATACAACTGTAGGAACTTATTATGAAATTACAACAGATGAGGATAAAGTATGCGATGGTATTTATTGCGGAAAGCTAACATACGTACCAGCTAACACTACTACAAATGTAATCGAATATGCATCTACTTTTGTATCATGTGATACTGAATGTAGAATATACGATGAGTTTGCTAAAGACAGGTCTACCTCTTCTATGGTACTTTACTATGATGTAATTAAGTTAGCTGTAACATGCGATACATGTGAATGTGTTAAAGCATGTACTCTATTCAATGAGTTGAATGGAATCATTACAGGTAATGAAACATCAATTGATATGAGCAAATTTATAAAAATAGAAGATTGTGGCTGTAATAAATCTAAATAAGCTAAGATGTACTCCAGTAGAGTTGTTGTATAACCATGTAATCAATAAGCATTATGGTATGGATTGTAATCCTTTGTATACAGAGGCTACAGCATATGCTGCTTATAGAGATTATTGGATGTACCAAAGAAAAGACAATTGTGTATCTAATTGTAATATAGAAGACATTATCCGTAAATCAAACTATGGCTGTGACTCTATTACAATATGTTCGGATAAAACAATTAATTGTAATCTGACTTTGCAAGTAACTGATTCTTCCAATAACTGCGACGGAATAAACTTAATAATAACATAACATGATAAAGATATCATCACATTCATATAAACCAACATCAGGTGTTGGACCCTTTACCTACCAATGGTCAAGTCCTAATTCCTGTGTGTATTTTGATAAACCTTCTGGAACAGTAGGATCTGGATCAAGTTTTGTAACAGATATCTTTGTTTCAGACTTGACTTGCTTTCAATTCGGAGTAGATTTAATTACTTTATCTCTAATAGACGCCAATGGTTGTCAAACTAACCATACATTTTATCCAACTAATCCATGCAACAACTTATCAATTACTAACATTGGACAAGGTCCAAATGAATTTGATTTTAGTGTAACAGCATCAGGAGGAGATGGAAATTATAACTTCGACTGGAGTATTAAACCAGATGGTTTATTTGCTATATCCACTGTTTCAGCTCAAGGTAAAGATTATCAATCTATACATATTACACCATTAAACTATGGCCCTAAGCCTACTTTCTTTGATATTACTTGTGTAGTAACGGATTACAATGGTTGCAAAGATTCAGTAACATCTAGATTTCCTTTATCAGGAGTCTTACTATCTAATATAGTATCAGAATCTTCATGTATAGAAGAAGGAAATGAAACACCTTCAGGATTTGCTAAGTACGATATAAAAGGTAACTTACTAAACAAAGCAGTACAAGCAGGACCAATCCTACTATCTGCTCAGTCATATGCACCTGGTTGTGAACCAGATTGGAGTACAATCTCATTTGCTTTACCAGATACATCTATACAATATAAATTATCTACTAATCCTACAGCAGTAACATTCTATGGTATTAAGAAGACTCTATTTAAAAACGGATTTCTTAACATTCCATTTACTGTTCTAGATTGCAAAGGAGCTATATCTAATGAAGCTTACATCACAATCTATGAAGCTATCTGTGGAGATAATATTACAGGATGCCCACTAATAGTTAATAACTTATGTATTACTAATTGTGATACAGTGTTTACTATTAACTTAGAAGATTTAATTAAATCACCTGATTGTTGTTCTGAAAACTCAATCGACTGGACTACATTCGACATATTACCTGGAGCTCCAAAGCTACCAGCTACAGTCGAGTACAATGCAGGTAATCACACTATAACATATACAGCTAATGGATCTACAGAGATTGCAGATTTGATTAGATGGGGTATTAAAGATGCTTTAGGAAACTACTCAGGTATTAAGACTATACAGATAGCTAGACTATGCCCTCAAGCACCGGCTTGTACAAATGATTGTTATTACGTATCACAAAATGCAATTAATCACCCTTTGAATGTTTTAGTTAATGATCTTGGGCCAAATCTAAAATTAGATACTCTGGTTATATCTCAGATACCTGAACATGGTGTGGCGTATGTGTTAGATGGTGATATTTATTATACACCATTCAATGATTATGAAGGAGTTGATACTCTAAAGTATAAAATATTTAACTATGATGGACTTTCTTGTGAAGCTACTGTAACTTTAAACATAGCTGAGAATGGACCAGCTGGTACAGGTAATTCTATTGTTACTTGCGCATTGCCAGAAACTATTACAAACGATGTAGAAATCAATGGTGTTTATTCTAACGGAGATTTTGATATAATCTTCACTGCTTATAAAAACGATGAAGAACCGTTAGAAGATGGGGATGAATTAGATGTTACAATAGTAGTAGACATGGTAGAAATAGCTTCAGCAACTTTAATTATAGGTGAGGACTATACGACACTAGCAGGTGTTAAAACTGGAACTGATGATCAATGGTTAACAGGAACAAACTATTTTTCACAATTCTTAACTGCTGGAGTACTAGATAAAAATACTTTAGTAACAGGTCAAGTAATTAAATTTAACAAAAAAGATTGGGCATGGGCTACAGGACATATTAATACATATGAAGATCTTGAGAAAGGAGGAACAACTCAATTAAATGCAGAATCTATTTTGGTTACGATGAAGGCTAGAAATGTTAGCCTACCTTTAGAGTCTGTTATAAAATCAGGAACTGTAGAACTTGTTAAAATATTCGCCTTTGAGGATACTGACCACATCTTAGATAATAACTCTAATAATGCAGGAACTTGGGAACCTTATGCAGGTGATTGGGTTATAGCACCAAATGGTGGACCTTGTATACCAAATGTATGCGCATGTGATCCAGATGGTTGTCATGGCTGTGATTATCATGGACTAACTCCTAATGGTCAAATACGAAGTTGGTACTCTCAATTTTTCTCCTGCAATCCTTATGACGGAGCTAAAAAATTACGAAAATATAAAATAGTAGGTGAAACAGAAGTGACTGGATTGACTACTGCATTTACAACTGAAGCTAATTTAAAAACAATATTAGAAGCACTTCCACAAACATGGAGCTTTCCTTACGGTGTTGGAGGATATGTAGACTGGGATTATTTAGCAACAGCACCTAATGATTATAATTTGTACGGGCATAATGCAAAATATTTAATATCAGGATATATGTTAGCATCTGAAAAGGAACTTGAATACTTTGTTATATCGTATGATGGTGCGGATGGAGCAGGGCACACTGATACAGGAGCTAAATGTACAACAGTATCTCATATATTATTCTAACTAATAAAATTTAAAAATTAAATAAAATGTCTTGTGAAAACAATCTATTTACGCTACTAACAGGTACTCCTACACCAGGAGGTACTTGGACATTGAAAAGTATAACAGGCTCTGGTGCACCATCTAGTGTGAAACTTAATATGGCAGAAGGTTCCCCAGCAGGCACTTACTACGATGTTGATGTAGCTTCTTTACCATCACCAGTGTTGAACCCTAATGGAGGGTCAACAGACCATAATTTATGGTGGAAACCAATAGGAACTGCACCATATTCAAACAATCCTGCAACTTGTAATACATCTTGGGTCTATACTTTTACATATACTCCACCTGCAAGTTTATGCAACAATCCACCAACTGCTGACATTGTGTGGACATTATATACATCAGAGAATGGAACAACCAATTATGATGTTTGCGATGGAACTGCAGTTTTTAGCATGCAATCAAAACTTACTGGATGCGGTGCTACTGCACCTAATGGTGGTACTTGGACTATTATTCAAGATAATGGAAATCCAGACGCTTTTAATTTAGGTGCAGGAACTTTTAATCCTTCAGATGCAGAAGTTACTGGAGGACAAACATATATTGCAAAATACACAGTAGATATTGATGGAGCTGGTACTTGTGCTGATTGTATAGAAGAATACACATTAGAAATAGATATTATAGCTGGATCATCTGCAGGAGAAGATGGTGAAGTGACAACATGCATATAATATGGTTAGTTATTGTCTAGCATCATTACTCAATGGAACTCCGTCACCAGGAGGTACTTGGACATACACATCAGGACCTGTTAGTGTAAGTGTTGGAGTATGTCCCGTATCTGGAACCAACTGCACAGCTCCTATTATGACAAAAGCTGTAGGTACTATTATTGGTACAGGATTAAATATATGTGCTACATTTTCAATGGCTGGTACTTATGTATTTACTTATGATGTGACAGCATTATCTCCTACGTGTTGTAATCCATGTACAAGTACTGCAACTGTAACTATATCTAATCTAGACTTAGCCTTATCAGGAACTTCACAATCATGTACGGATACTATAGAGCTAACTGGAGGAACAGCTAGTCCTATTTGTTGTTCAGGTAATGCTAATATTAGTGCAATGTTACGTGTAAATAATTCTTGTTGGGGATCTAGCACACAAATAACAAGTTCAAATCCAAGTGTTCCTGTAAATGGAAAAACTGGTTGGGATTTAAATCTCGTTTCAGATTTTCAAGAATGTCCAGATATTGATTATTTAGAATTAACTGTAGCTAGATGTGAAGGAGGTAATATCACATTACATACAGAACAAGTTAACAATTTTGGTTCTATTGGATCATGCCCAGGATTTAGTAAATTAGGACCTTGGAGTACAATGGCAGATTTAGTTACTTTTTATACCTGTGCAATTCCACTTAGAATTGCAGCAGCGTTTACTGGATACCTTGGGTTTACTCCTGTAAATGGAATACATTATAATTTAACAGTAAGTAGTTTAGGAAATACATTACAAATTAGATTTGGAATTAAAAATACCGAACCTGGAAGTTGTTGTAGTTCGCCATTATGTAATTCTCCAAATGATGTTTGGATTGGAGCTAAGATTGGAAATATATGCAAATGGAAACCATTAGGAGCCTGTGTATATTCAACAATGTCACCAGCACAATTGTTTGCATCATCTGCAGCTACCTTATCGTTTTCATCTATACCTGGTTTTTGTGCAAGTCCTGGAACATATAATTTATCTGTTACATTTGGTAATCTATTAAGTGCTGCAGGTTGCGACTTTAATAAATTAAGTTTTCAATCTTTTAATAATTGGACAATTACTAATGTTACAAGTACGCCTGCTGGACAATTTATATTTAATGGATCTTTCTGGCAAAATACATGTAAATCTATTATTTTAACTGCTACTACTTCTTGTGCGTCTCCAAATACTTTTACGTGGTCAAACGGTTCGTTTGATACTAACGTATCCTCAAGTACTAGAGTCTTTGCTGCAGATAGTGGAAATACTCAATTGTGTGCAAGTGTAAAATTGCAGTGTGGTGGTTGTACTGTTTGTAGGCATATATGCTATAGTGAAAATGCAGGAATAATTGGTATATCTAATACTGGAGATTGTAGTTGTGGTGGTGGTTCCCCTTGTGGCGTGGACTGTAATAATTGTACATAGCTATGACTATTCAATAGTTTAAGAAAGGTTAGGGTTGTAGTAGAACACTGCAGCCCTATTTATTTACTACACTAACGGTTTTAATATTATAGAATTTAAAATAAAATACGTAATTTTACAAATTATGGCAACTTTAAAAGAACATATTTATGCAGTAAAGAATCTCTTAGAAAGAGGTTTGGCTTCAGATGACTCTAGGTTATCTGAAAGATTTATTGCATTCTTGCTTAAAGGAGCAAGATCCCAACTGCTAAAAGAAAAGATAAACAAGTATAGAGAAGTATCACCATTGTCTTACCAGACAATATGTGTACCTCTAGAACTAACAACCTATCATGAATGTGATTGTTTACCAGCATCTGTAGGATGTAAAATTCTAAAATCTAAATGTCACATACCTAGAGAATTAGTATCCAAATGGGGTAGCTCATTAACTGTTCTTACAGCATCTGGTAGAGTATTAGATATGAGTTCACTTACTCAAAACGATTTAGCTAAGTTCTCAGACTCTAATAAGAAACCTAAGTTAGCTTATTTTATAGAGAACCAACACATATATGTGATGAATGATACAAAACTTAAGATGGTTTTGTTATCTGCTATATGGGATGATCCAGAAATAGTTAAAGAATTTTGTGGATGTAATTCGAATAATCCAGATGAACCTTGTTATGATCCTCTAAATGATGACTTCCCAATTGACTCCGAGTTAGCTAGACCTATGAGATTACTTGTAGTACAAGAATTGCAGAATCAATATAGAATGCCTGAAGACAATTTAAATAATGCTAAGAGTGTAGATGCTGGACAAGACAAAGAAAACTAGATCTGAAATAGTTGAATGGAATAGAATAGCGCATAAAAAAGTTCATCCTCAACTAACTCAAAAAGATGTATACGAAAATTACATCAAAGAATATCCAGAATCTGAAATAACTTATGAAGAATATAAAAAAGTTATAACACAGTTTAACTGGTATTTTATGAACTATGTTATATATACCGGTTTTACTATTTTATTACCATTCTTCTTAGGAACATTCTCTGTAATTCGTAAAGCATCTAAAGGTTACAAAATTGATTTCCATCATTTTAAAACTACAGGAGAACGTAAGAAGCATTACAACAAACATTCAGAAAGATACTATGCTAGATTTTACTGGAACAAGTCTTCTAAAAGATACCACAATAGATGGTTTAAACATTTATTTCTATTTAAATCTAATAGATTAATTAGAGCAGATTTAGCTAAAGCTATAAAGAACCATAATACAATATATAAATACCAATACTACGAAACATAATGGAAGCAACACCTTATATTTCTATTAGATCTGTACTGTATGACATCTCTACAATGATGGATCAAAAAGAATGGAATGAAGCCAACATGCTTGAATGGGCATACAGAGCTTTAAGAAAAAATAAATCAACTAAGATATACACAACAAAGGTAGCTTTGATTGATGTATACGAACATAAGTTTCCTCTACCTGTAGACTTAAAGTATCTACACCAAATAGCTTATAAAGTTTGTACAACGGAACAATTGTACGAAGAAGTTAAAGAGATATTAGGATTAGACCAACCAGGGTTTGAAGGATCTTCGCTACCATATTCAGCTTTACTAAACTTGTATAATGCAGGTTTTAATAGATGGACTCCGCTAAGACTTAGCCCGAGTCCATTTGCATTATCTATACATTGTGGTTACAGACTACCAGAGTGTCCTACATGTGAGCATGAGTATACAGTAGATGAGCAATTGATATGTACAACTTCTTTAAAAGAAGGTAAAGTATTAATATCATACATGGCTTATCCTGAAAACGAAGATGGTGATGCACTAATGCCAGACCATCCAGATCTTAGAGATGCGATAATGCATTATTGTTTACACAGACACTATATGAGTAAATCACTTAAAGCTGCCGGTACTGATCAGTCTGCAAATAGACAAAGAGATTATCATTTAGCTATGTATCAAACACTATCTGCTAAGTCTGCAGGGGATATGAATCTCCCATCACTCAATGAATTGGATAACTATAAGAGACAACATAACCGTTTAGTTCCTAGAGCTCATCAGTACGATAAGTTCTTCTTAGGACTGAATGGTCAAGAAAGAGTAAGAAATGCCTAATCAACAAAATAATACACACATAGCTACGGCATCCAAGGGAATGTCGATGGATACTAAACATAAGTATCAGCCTGAAGGAAAAGCCTCGTTCATTTTGAATGGGGTTTTGGAGTCTACAGTAGGTGACTATCCTACTATTACAAATGAGTTAGGAACTTTGCTGTGTACTACTGTTACTCCAGGTTTTATAATTATAGGTGTACAACAATTAGATGGTGATGATTTTGCAATCTTTAGTGTAACAGATAAAAACAATGTTTCTGAAATAGGAATATTTAATCAAGCTAAATGTGAATACAAACCATTAGTTCAAACAGGATGTTTAAACTTTAACACTAATAATAGAATAAAAACTTTATTTAGAATACTAGGAGGTTGTGAAAGAATAATTTATTTTACTGATGGGGTTAATCCATATAGATCTATAAATCTAGATAAACTAGAGGACTATTATGATGATAATAAAAACTTTGATTGTACTAAATTAGAATTATCAAGACCTATACAAATTCCAGGAATGGAATTATTTAAAATAAATGATGGTGGAGGACAAATACCATTAGGTACTTGGAGATTTAGAATTAGATATTTAGATCAAGATTTAAACCCTACAAATTGGATGTTATTAACTGCAGGTATTCCTATAGTTGATGAAAACATATCTGCTGATTTTTATAATGTTGATGGTGGATATAATCTAACAGCTAAAAGTGAACAAGATGGAGGAGTGCCAATCTCTAATAAATCGATAATATTAAAGTTATCTAATTTAGATTTAAAATTTTATTATTATCAGATAGCTGTTTTGGGTAGAGTTTCTGGAACAGGTAAATCAACCGTCGCATATATTCTACCACCAAAAACTATAACTTTTTCTGAAGAGGAGTATACGTATACTGGTCCAAATACAAATACAGATATTGCTACAGATGTAACAGCTTTAACAGTTGATCCTGGAATTATAGATATTGTAGATGCACATGCTCAAATAGACAATAGATTATTTTTAGCAAATTTGTCTAATCCGAATTTTAAATATGGAGATATACAAAGAGCTGCTAATAAGATTACAATAGAATGGGTAAAAGGAGAGAATAAATGGGAAGATCTTAGTGAGGAAAGCGGATCAGGAAAATCACCTTATGTATATACAAATTATAGAACATTTATGGCAGATGAGGTATACGCATTTGGTATAAGAGGTTTTCATAAAAAAGGATGGTCAACTCCAGTATTTCATATTCCAGGTAGAGAAGAAATATTAAACACTACCTTAGATGGTCAACAATTAATTAATTTAGGAAACTCTAATCCTCACTATAGAAATAAAGTAACTATAGCACCAACTGCAGTAGGTTCTTGGGATAAAGAACCTTTGACAATTATAAAAAGAGCTAATACTATAAATACTAAAACACAAGCAAACAATAATGCATCGCAAGTAGATGAATGGGATGCTAGACATTTAGGACCTGCAGGATCTACAATTCCAAGATGGAAAATGTACAATACAGCAATACAGAAATCAAGTAGCAACGTTGGTATTATGGCATATCATGAATCTATAAATGACTATCCTGATATAAAAGATTGTAGTGGTGAACGAGTATTTCCAGAAGGAAAAATAAGACATCATAGATTTCCAGATAGAACTTTAGTTAATTTATATAAAACGACTATAGAAACTGATAACACTGTTTATAATGCACCATATGATAGCGCGACAAAATTAGATAAAAGAATTGAAGATGAAGAAACATTAGTCTATCCTTTAGGATTTAGACCACAGTTAGACGCATTCTTTGCATCTCTACCTCAGGATATTTTAGATAATTTTACTAATTGGGAAATTGTTGTAAGTGTTCGAGATGAACCTAATAAAACTGTTTTAGACAAAGGTTATATATATTCAGCTAATGGGGTATTTGATGATACAAATCTAGATGGAGATGCTGTTTTTGCTCCATGGTATACCTATATTAATACCGTTCATGAGTTATATACTTCATTCGTTTCTCCAAAAATAATGTTTAATACAGAGTTTTTAAATGGGAGTTATTATAAGCATGAATTAGAATTTGATCATAAGATACAGTCAACAATATTAAATGCAAGTAGTTATAGAGTTTTTGGAGATTCTGTAAATGGTAATCAAGTTAGGTTTTTTGATTATAGTATGTATAATCCAAAGATTCCAGATGCTGCACAACCAATATATCAATTTAAATCTAGAGCTATAAACCAGTCTACATTTTTAAGTAACTATACACCTATTAAAGGTGAAGACGGTGATAACTTTGATACAAATGATGGGAATGCTTTTACATTTAATTCTAACACAATCTTAAATACTAAAAAAGTAAAAAACCCATATTTCAATAATTATCAATTTATATCTAATGTTAAAGATCCTTTAATATCAAGAGGATCATTTATCAGGTCTTTAACATTCAATAGACTCATATTAGATGACTTGCATACAAAGAATAACTTATCCTACGTTTCAATAAAAAGACAAGTTGACCCGTATTCTAATTTATTCGGTATACAATATAGAAGTACAAATTCTTTTTATTCAAAGTATACAACAAAAGTTGTTACTAGTCCTTTAGATCCTATAGGTGTTTTACGCAATAGTTTCTCTGGGGATTGCTTTATAGGTAAGATGGCTTATACTTGGAAATTTCCATTTACAGATCCAGATGAAGATAAGCTTAGAAATAATGGTGTGTGGGTTAATGGATTCTACGAATCTGAAATAAATGTTGACCTTAGACATTCTGGATCAGAAAAGAAAGACCAATACTTTAAAAAAGATTTAAAGAAAGCTACTGTAGACGATCTTTATAAGCATGTTAAAATTCTGAATGAAGATAATGACATTTATATTACCAAAGAATTTTGGGGATATAATCAGGATTTTTCAGGAGTATCTGATGAAGCTTTATTTTTCTCTTTACCTATAAATTATGATTACTGTGCTAAGTGTGATAACAAGTATCCATTCAGAATTAGATACTCAGAAAAATCGTTTCAAGATCAAGTACTAGATAAATATAAAATCTTTTTGTCTTATAACTTTACGGATTTGCCAGGAGATACTTTAGCAATAAACAATTTGTTTGTAGATAAGAATGAGTTATATGCACATACACCTAAGGCTTTATACTTTGTACCTACTAGACAGCAATCATTACAAACCAATGAGAATACTATTTACATAGGAACTGGAGAAATCTTTGCAGTACCGCCTAGAAGATTAGTATCACTTAATTACGCTTATGGTGGATCAGTAGATCCTTGGGCAACAGTACCATCTGAATTTGGAACTTTATTTATAGATTCTCTATCAGGTAAAATATTTATGCTACAAGAAGGGCTTAAAGAAATATCTACTCATGGAATGAGAAACTTCTTTGAGAATGAATTAGGTTTAAAGCTTAACGAACAAATTAAATCTATCTATGGAAAAGATTATCCATTTAAATCTCCAACAGTTGCTAATGATTTAGGTATTGGGTACAATGCTACATTTGATACTCGACATAGAAGATTTATTCTACATAAGAGAGATTACGAAATGTTAGCACCTACACATAAGGATTGGTCTTTAAGAGATGATGGATTATATTTTAATAATAAGAAAATTCAAAATCTTACAAAGAGTTATGGATTGTTTAGAAATAAATCTTGGACTCTATCATACAGCTTAGCTCATGAGTCTTGGGTATCATTTCATTCATACTTTCCAGATTATATCTGGAATTCTGAATCAGATGTATTCTCAACTATAAAGCAAAATGTAGATTCTAATCTTATCTACAAACACAACAAAGGTGATTATACTACTTACTACAATAAACCAAAATCAGATTTCATACTAGAGTTAGTATCTAATCCAAGCCCAATGACTACTAAGAAATTTGGACCTATCAGATTAATACACGACACACAGGTATATGATTCTGTTACAAGACAATTTAAGGATATCTACGATTTAACATTTGAACGTGGGATCTTCTACGCATCAGATATATCTACAGGAGAATTAAGCATAAGACAACAGTCTTCATTTGGATCTGTAACCGATCCATTTCCTAATAGGATACTATTTGAACGTAAGGGTAGAGAGGTGCACATGAACGAAATCTTAGACGTAGTATCTACAGACTTGCCTATATTTACAAGTGAGTGGACAGTAATACAACCTAACTACTTTATAGATAAGTTAGTTAATACGAATGCTGTTGACTTTAATAAAAGCCTATTTACAAAATCAAGAATGGTAGACCAATACATGGTATCAAGACTATTCTTCAACCCAAACGATAATATAAAAATCACTTTTGAAGGACTCATTAGTGAGTTTAAACCATTTATAAGATAATGAAAAGATACAATAAAAACAGACAAAAATTTAATGTCCAACTGTCTGACGGTACAAATAATATATCGTTTGAACAAATGTGGGCTCTTAATCAAGCATCCAAATCTCCAGGATTTATTTCTAACCCGTTAGCTAAAGCATACAGTAATGCATTTGTTTCTGGTGGGCAAATACTTCAAGGAATAGGAGGAATAGCATCTGCAGTTCCAATACCTGGTGTAGCTATAGGTGGTGCGGCTCTAAGTATGCTAGGAGGTTTAATAGATAAACCTGCAGCACAAAAACCAACATACGGCACTGAAACAACTACCAGATATGGCATGGCTACAGGAGGTTCTATGGAGCCTATATCCCCTAATGCTATGGAAGTAACTGGTGCACCAAATCAAACAGATGGTAATCAGATAAACTATAAAGGACAACCTATCAATGTAGATCACGGAGAAGTGATTGACCATTCTAAAGATATAGTCTTTTCAGATAAATTATTTGACCCAAGATCAGGTAAATCATTTGCTGACACAGTTAAGCCTATGGAGAAACTAATAGGTAAATTATCTAAGATGCCGTCTAATATTAACAACAATACTATTAAAGCTTTAGAACAACAGAAGCAGAAAGTGTTTCAAACACAAGAACAAGTAGCTGCAGCATTGGGTCAAAGAAATTCAGATGGTTCTACAGTACAGCCTGGACAGCCAGCTATGGCATCTGGTGGCAGAATAAAATCATACACATCTGGAGGAGTTCCAGATTTAACACAGTTTTTTCTAGGCAAACCGTATCAATCTTCACAACAATATGCGTCTAATATAGAACCGTATATCGAAGAACCGTTAAAGCCTAAGAGCACATTTAAGTATGCAAAAGGATATCAGTCTTATGCGGATTTAGATTTAGACAGAGACGATGTTCAGAAACAAGTAGAAGCTTTTTTTGCAAGTGATGCAGGTCAAAGGTATCAAAGAGCTCAAAGAGGAAAGAATCCTAAATGGAATTTTTATGGATCGAATCAGGATGCTAATAATACCATCGGCCCAAAATTTGCACACTTATTAGCTGACCCAGAATTTCAAAAATTATATAGAACTTCTATTAATACTCCACCAACAACAGCTAAAAAAGAAGTATATGGAAATAATCCTATTTTACCTATACAAGAAGCCGGAGGTTATAATGCAGTATTAAAACCTACCAACAGGTATTCAAAACCGAGTTATGCAGATGAAGCACAAAGTACTTATGATACGGATAGAGAGAATGCACGTTTAGCCGGAACCACTGAAGATAACAAAAGACCAGGTTCAGAACCATTTGATGCTAAAGGAGCAATCAATCAATTTTTTAAAGATAATCCTAACTCTGCACAACCTCTTAAAAAACCATCTAAATTTGGTTTAGGTGATTACTTACAATTAGGTGCAGCTGGAGCTTCTGTGCTTGGCGCGTTATTTGATAAACCAGAAAAACAAAGACCTAATTTAGATAAAACACAAATTACTCAAAATAGATATGACCCAGCTAATGCATTAATGCAAAATCAATACACTACTAATGCGGGTATGATGGCTAACACTAATAACTATTCATCAGCGGGAGTTCAAGCAGGTCTTCAAAATTTAATGGCTAATAAGTATAAAGCAGATTCCCAAGTTCAAAGTCAGTACGATCAAATGAACAATCAAGCAAGAACTCAGTATGAGCAAAGGTTACAACAACAAAATCAATTCAATGCTCAAACACTATCAGCTAACGATGATAAGAATGTTGCAAATAGAGCAGCATATACCAATAATTTATATGGAGCTTTACAGACAGTTTCTAATGTTGGCAAAGGATTCAATCAGAAAGCAACATCCGAAAAAGCTGTTAATGCTTTAATTGCAAACGACCCACAAGCTGCACAAGGATTCTTGGATGCTAATGGTCAAGTAGATCAAGCAGCTTTACAAAAAAATAATGAATTACGAAGACAAGTTTATCAAACAATAGATGACGGTATATTCTATCAAGGTGGTACTAAATATAAAAAGCTAGGAACATATCTTACAGGTGGTAAAATAAAATTAAGAAAGAGAAGATAATATGTCAAATAGATTTGTACAATATAGACCATTAGACTATACTCCAGTTACGGAGCCTTTAGAGATACTAAAGGAAAGTCTAGTTAATAGGCGTAAGCTTATTGATATGATGGAAGATGAGCAAGATAAGTTAGCTACAATACAGGCTCAAGGTATTGATGGAACTGACTGGCAGAATAAAGCTGTAAATGTTAATAAAGTACTTCAAAGTAAGAAAGATGAAGTTTCTAATTATCTAATGGAGAATTCTGGAGATCTTTACGGAGCTAAAAGAAAAATTAGAGAGCTAAAAAATTATATAACTAGAGAATCTATATCCGGCGAATTAGGAGCTATTAATAATGCAAGTGCTGCATATGCTAAGAGAATGGAAGAACTGCAAAAAGAAGCTGGTAAGAAGGATAGCTTTTCATTATCTAGATTAGAGAAGCAGAATCAATTATTCAAAATGCAAAGTCAAAATTTAGGGAAGTTTAATTCTATTAGAGGTACTTATGAGAATGCAACTTCTTTAACTGCACCGCCTGCAGAATTTGATGTATATGAAAGGCTTACTGATGTGATAAAAAATACACCAGCATTGACTGAATATAGATTACAATCTGGAAGAGATGGATGGCAATTAGTTGACAGAGTCACTGGTGTAGAACATAAAGATAGTAATACACTTGTTGCTAATATGTTAGATTCTTTAAAAACTAGTGCAGCTTATAAGGATGATTTAGAGTGGCAAACAAGATATACTGCTGTTGCAAGTGGATTAGATATGTCTAAACCAGAAAACCAAGAATTGATGGCTAGTTGGGCAGCACAAAAAATGGCTAATGATGCTAAAGGTATTTCAGGTTACGCTTATACTAAAGAAATGGCTCCAACAATTCATAGAACAAACGATCCTGAAATGCAGTTTGAATTACAAAGAAGAAGATTCAAGCATGATGATGACAAGCTTGCAGGTTTAATGCGTGATAATTCTTTGCCAGGTGTAACAGTTCCTGTCGACTTTATACCAGCAAACGCGTCTATACTAGGAAATATAGATTTAAATAATGAAGCCGTTACCAATATAATAAATAAATATACTAAGAATGGTAGAGGTTCTAACTTCTTTGATGCGGGTACATACTTTGACGAATTCGGTATCTCTTATAGAGATGCTAGCGCTACAGAACCTAATTATGTAAAAAATCCTTTCCCAGGTTTAACTAATTTACCTGCTAAAGATTTACAAAACCTTGCTAATGAACTACAAAGTAAACAACCGAATTTCAACAAAGATAAGTTTATAGCATATATGGAAAAACAATCTAAAAATTTATCGAAGTCTGCTTCAGATAAAATTAAGGACTACTTTAAAAACTTCGAAAAAGAAACAGGAACAAGACCTCAGGAAGTTAGGATGATTCCGTTTAGTTTAGATAACCAGCAATATGTTACTGCAAATGTTTTAATGAATGATATACTACCAGTGACAGTTGTTAAGAATGGGAAGATTATTCATAATGGGGAGAATTTTACAATGGGGGATTTAAAGAAAAAATATGGAGTACATATTTATGATAAAACAACCAAAAAGACAGTGAATGTTTTAAATCCTGATAGCTCTAGAATTATAGGTAGAGCTTTGCCTTCATCTATTAATAATAATATGACTCTAGTAATGACTCTTCCTGATGGTATGAAAGCATACATCCAAGATGGATTAAATTCTTCTAGTAATAGATATAATCCATCATTGCAAACAGCGAATGAATTGCGAATGTCTAAACAAAATCCAGCTAATTATGCAAACGGTATTAACGTAGGATTAACTACAGATAATAGTACACCAGTACAAGAATTAAAAGATGCTTTACAGATGAAAGGAATACAATTACCTAGTAATATCCAATCTATGAAGTTAGTACCGGGCACACCTTTTGAAGTTAAGAATATTGATGGTACTTACTCATTACAGCCTTCATATAAGAGAGTTGTTGTAAACTATGTAGATAATGGTAGAATGTTGAGTAAAGAAGTTTATAATGCTGAATACTTTGGAGGAAGTGAACTTCCACTTAATGAACCAGATAATCATATTGCACAACAGATATGGAATCAGCATTTAGCAGCATATGGACAGACAAAAGAAAAATTAACTAAAGAGGGTCAAATTATACAAGCTATGTACCTTCAAAATTCACAATCAGATAATTAATAATTATGATAGATACTACACCTTTAATTCCAAATACTCCTATACCTTATTCAGGGGAGCCTAGAAAACAGTACACACCAGGACCAGAAGTTCAGAGAAATAATGAACAACTAGCAAGGCAGATACAACATCCTACCTTTGGAGATATCTATACTAGAGATGTATCAGGTACTCCCTATAAGGATTTTAAATCCTATGATACCAATATTTCACCATATTCCAATCAAGCTTTTTTAAGAGGTGAGAATCAGAAGTGGTATGAACAAGCAGTTAATGGTACATTAAATATGATACCGTCTACAATTCTTAAAGTGGTTGGAACAGGAGCATCATTAGCAGGAGGTTTTGGTGGTCTTTTAAGTGGTAAAGGATTTATAAAAGGGGCATCTGAAAATGCGGCATCACAAAGTCTAAGAGAGATTGAAGATTATTTTAAAAATGAAATATTACCAGTACATGGTACTAGAGCATACTTCGAAGGTAACGCAGTATCTAGATTAGGAACAACATCATGGTTGTTTAATGATTTTGCAGATGGTGTATCTTTTATGGCATCGGCATACCTTACAGGTTTAGGTATTCAAGGAATCTTAGGAAAGATGGGAAGTATCACAAAAGGATTACAACAATTTGGTTTAACGGCTGCTAGTGAAAAAAATATAGCAAGTTTTGCAGCAAAACAATTAATAAAGTTTAAAGATGCATCAGGATTAGCTACTAAACATCTAGCTACAGGTTTTGTCAATACAGTATTTGAAGCTTCAGCTGAGGCACATGATTCAAGAGAACAGATTGAAACCTACTACAACGCTAAAATACAAGCTGCAGAATCTTCTGGGGATACACAATTAGTAAAGCAGTTAGAGCATGAAAAAGAAATAAATGCAGATTCGGCTATGGCGTCTACATTTCTTTTCAACGCAGCATTACTAGGTTTTACTAATACGCTATTAGAAGCCAAATGGTTTTTAAATAAAGCTGAAAGTAGTAACACTGCTTTAAAGAATGAGTTACTAGCTAAGGGTGTACGTGATCAATCTGATGAAGCTTTGGAAGGATTAATTAATTCTGCTAAAGAAGGAATTAAAAAACCAAATTATTTAAGAGAGTTTGGTAAGGGTGTTTTCAATGAAGCTTATATAGAGGAGAATTATCAGGCGGCCGTTCAAAATAGATTTTTTAATAAATATTCCCAGACTCAAGATGAGAAAGATAATAGCATCTTTAGTAATATGGGTTATGACTTAGGATCTATTATATTACAATCAGCTAAGAATGCTAAAGGTTTTACTAAAGATGTACTAGCTTTACCATTTCACGCACTAGGTTTAGATACTTCTGGCTTTGAAACTAAAACAGGAAGTGCAGAAGATGAAGCTGCTCAGGCAATGTTTGCGGCGGTTGGTATATCAGGACCCATGGCAATGAAAGCTGCACATAGTGAGTATATTCAAGATTTAGAAGCAGTAGGAGAAGTTAGTCAAGAAGTTAAAAATTTAGTAAATATTGTTAAACTATCAGGCGAACATTTAATAGAGAATGTTAGACAACCTCTAAGAAAATTTACTAATACGTCAGTAGATGCGGATGGAAAAGCTAACACTGAGGAAACTATTGTTAATCCTGTAACTGGAAAACATGAATTTGATCCTGTCGAATTTGCTAAGGGGAATAAGAGAGGTGCAAATGTTTTAGATAAACATAAGAAAGCAGTACAAGCTGTAATGGCTGAAGATGAAGAAGCCTTGTCTATTATATCAGATCAAGTAACTAATGAATGGGGATATGATTTATTTAGTTTAAGTCAAGGTAGAATAACTGATGATGAGTTACAGATTATACTGGATAATCATCCAGCTTTTCAGAATAAAGATTTGCAACAGTTAGGTTTAGATAATATAATAGCTGATAGAAAAGATACTTTAAAAAAATCTGTAGAAACTTTAAAAAAATTAAGTTCTAAGTATGAAATCATGTCAGATTTTATTCCTCAAGCAGATTTGAGTAAGTTAACTGATGAAGAAAGAGAAATTGAAATTAATAAAAGATTCGATAAAAGCTTAGACAGATCTATACGAAATGATGTAATGCGTACAGAGTTCTTTGTTAACTATAATAAAGATGCTGTATTAAAAGCTGATGATACTTTACAAGCTTACAAGGATGATACAGCAATAGATGAAGAGGTATTAAAAAATATGACACCTGAACAAGGTGGCAGATATTTAGATTTAATTGATTATAATCAAGCTTTAGCGGATTTAGCTAAAGGGGATAAATCAATAACTAAACAAATAATAACTAAACAACTTACTAGGTCTTCTAAATTTCAACGAGATTATTTAGATATATTAAAAAGACATAATAAAGTCTCAGAAGATTTAAAAGAAGCTAAAACTGAAAAAGAAAAAGCTGAATTATCACAAAAAAGTAAAGAGCTCCAAGAAGAATTTGACCAAAAGAAATATCTAAAAGAAGAAGAGGAGAAAATTGAAGGTTGGGAAGCTATTACAAGTTCATTACAAGTAGGAGATTCTAAAATATCTGTGCCACACTATAGTGTATCAGATAGTATAGAAAGAAAAGTAGGTGCTAGAAGATTATATAATGGAAATCTTAAAACTTCTATTAGAGCTAATACTGCTGGTAAACTTGTAGCTAAAGATGTTTTAGATGCAAGATTAACTCCAATATTAAATGAAATAAAAACAGGTCCTATTACAGGTCAAAGACTAGCAGAGATTGTACAAGAGTTATCAGATTTAGTAACTAATGTAAGTTCTGTAAGTTTAGGTAGTCCAGTGTTACTACAAATTCTAGAAAAGTTACGTAAAGATTATTTACTTTCTGAGGAGGCTATTATTTCTGCTAATAAAGACTTAAAAAATATTATTGTAGGAGATAACGGACCAGTAGATACCAGTATAGTAGGAGAGTTGGAAACCTTGATAGAACTTATAGATGGCGGGCAGGGTGAAGAAGTTGCAGGGTTTTTAGATGATGAAGATTCCCCACTACATAATTTATTTAATTTAGTAGATAAACAAAGGAATAATAGTAATGCTTCTCCAGAATTGAAGAAGGCTATAGTAGATACATATCAGCAATTTATTATAGATACGGCTAATAAGTTTTTAGAAGGTCCTGAATTAGCAGCCATCTTAGCAACTGATTTAAATTCTAATGAGGATGTCTTTAAACGTATTGTTTCTTTTGTAGTAGACATAGATAATTCAGAATCACTTGTAAAGTTAAGAGAATTTGTATCTGAATATTTTGACAAAAATGGATCTAATAATTCGCAAGCTATTGAACAATTAAAGCAATTAATAAATACTAAAGCACCTAAGTCTAGGATTCAAGATGATTTAAATGCAGTAAAAGAAATAAAAAGAAATCCAGATGAATTCAATATATCTGAAGCATATAAGAGCTTAACTAGTATTGCGCAGGAACTTATACCAATCTTTGCAGAATTAACAGATATCGCATTATTATATACTGGAGACGATCGTATAAAGGTTGCTCAAAATCACACTGTTAAAGATACTAACATAAATAACTACACGGATCTAGAAAAAGTATTTCAAGCTATATATGATTTAAAGAACGCTAAAAAAGTTTTTGAAAATCGTAAAGATATATCAGATGAGTTTAGAACTAAGATGTTAGATAAGATAAATACTCAATTAACTCTATTAAATATTATAGAAGAAAGAGTACAAGCTAATGTTTATAAATCCGATTTACAAAATCAATTATATTTAGATCATAAAACATTTGGGTTATTATCAGCATTTGGAATAATGACTAAAAATTCTGACGTTGATCCAGAAAATGCTGTAGTTAAGCTATTTCAAGAGATATTAAAAGATACTGATATAAATGTTGTAGATGAATTAACGAGACATAGGGATTCAAAATCTCTATCTGCATTAATGGGTTTCATATCTCTAGCACAAACTAAAGCTAATCCTGAGCAGATAAAAGAAATTAATACCTTGTTGGATAATTTTGCTGAGGGGTTACAATTAGAGATTTTAAGTAAACATGCAAACTTGTTTAGAGGTAAGGAATCTGTACCTGGAACCTTTGCAGAATTTGCTAAAAATCCTTCAAAGAAAGCAAGATCATTTTTCTTACATACTTTCTTTATGTTTGATGGTAGGAAGATTAAAGATAATAAAGTTCAAGAAGATAAGCTTAATGCATATAAACAAGATCCTAAATCTGGATTTTTTCAAATTACAGAACACAATAATTTTTTAGAGGCGTTAAAGATAGCTAATGAAGATGTTAAGAGAGGATTAATATCTGAAGTAGAATATGATAATTTAAAAATATTTGTAAATCAAATTTTAAGACCACTTCAAGGTATTGAAGCTCTAAAAAATAATTTAAATTCTAAATATTCTTACGCAACACTTCAAGAAGAAGTATTTAAAATTTCTGGACAAAAGAACTTAAACTTATCACAGCAACAGTTTGCAGCTATGATGGATAGTTTATTATTTTTATTGTCAGATAATAACTCTAATGTAGATCAATTAGGATACGCTGCAGTATTATCTGGAGTTTTAGGATCTGGAAAATCTACATTAGTTGGATTACTTACTAATATCCATGCAAAACTTACAGGAAAAGATAGTGTTAAACATGTATTAGGTACTGCACACGTTGATGTAGCATCAGAAAATATAAACAAACATATTGATTCAACTTCTACACAGAATAAAACAGTTGGGCAATTAACATCTGACGACTTAAAGGATACTGAAATCCTAGTTGTTGATGAAGCTTTTGCAATGTCAAATGATCAAATAGACTCATTACATTTATTGATAAAAGAGATTAATGCTCTTAGAACTTCAAATAAAATAAAGGTATTATTTGTAGGAGATATGTCCCAAAATCGCTTAGACCAGGATCATATTTTAGCAAGTGATACATTTACAAGAGATAATGGAGTTATAAAATCTGCACAAGCACTTACTATAATATCACCCCTAGCTACTATTTATAGAACATCTATTGATGCGATAGCGTCTACTCTATTTAAATTTAAGGATTCTATTGAAGATATTGCAGCAGTAGATACAAAATCTACAATAACTTCTTTACAGGAGTATACGAATCAAGCATTGGGTATTGTTCAAGTAAATTCTGAAGCTTTACCTCAATTTTTAGCAGCTAGAGATACTACAAGATCTGCATTAGTTATTGTAAATTCTTCTGAAGAAGTTGGAAAATTTATAGCTAGCCTTACTCAGTTTACACAAAAGTCTTTGAAAGAATTAAATATAGAAGTAAAATCATATTATGATGTTCAAAGTTTAACTAGAGATGAGGCATATATCCTATTAGATAAAACAAAACCAGGGCATCACGGCCAAATGTTTACTAATAAAACATTTAATAGCGCTATGTATACTTCTATTGGTAGAGCTAAACAATTTGTAGGAATATCTGGAAATAGCGTTATAGTTAATTCAGAGAAACAAGAATTAGATGATGCAATATCTATAGGAGAAATTATTAAGCAGAAACTAAAAGATGCTACAACTAATTTCGAAAATGGATTCATCTACGCAATGGGTAAATATTTTGATAAAGCAGTAACTAAAAACACCACTAAAGAAAAAGAAGCTGAAAAAACTGAAGAGACTGATGTTGTACCTATTGATATAGATAAAGATGATAAAGAAGATTTAGATGAAGATAATAACCCTATTCCGGATCAACCTGAGGATGAAGATTATACAAATCCTGATGGAACATCTAATGATATTATAACAGAGATAGGGTCTAAGACAGATTCTTCATTGTCTGCAAGATTGAACAATACTAATAATGCAGCTATAAAACGTGTATTAAAAGGGCGGACATCAACAGATGGTGTCGATGCTATAGTTGTTAAAAGAGAAAAAGTTTTACCCACAGGTGGAACACAAATAATGTATTCTATAATGGTTCCAGATATATCTGGTAACTATCATGAAGTTGCTGTATTAGATACAGAAGAACTTAATGGAACGTTTGTGTCATTAATTAATGATAATATACCAGTATTAGATGTCTTTAGAGAAGGTTTGAGGGAATCAGATTTAGCTCCACATCAAGTAGGGAGATTTAAGCTCTCTTATTTATCCAATGGAAAATATGATAATACTGGAGAGGAGAAAAATACAAATTTATCAGATCTAGTAATTCAATGGGCTAAAGGTTTTTATGGAGATAATTGGAAAGACTCTCCTCTATTTAATAAAGACGGATCAATCGACTGGTCGAAGTTCCAAACATCTGTAATAACTAGAAAATTGTATGATCAACTAAAACTATCTGAAAGAGGATTCTCTGCAGGAATTTTAGGGGCTACTATATTGAGAATAAAAGAGTATAATCCTAAAGCTCCAAAATCCTTAGATCAATTTATTATATTAAACACACAACAAGCACATTTATCAAAAGGGTGGTACAATAAGACAGTTGCACCAATTCAAAAATTCTATGCAGCTACAAAAGCTGTAGAAGATATCCTAGTGGCAGAACCTTTTGTTACAGCAAATGTTAATGATTATAATTTATATTTAGGGGATTCTAAATTAAGATTTAATACAGATCTATTAGACGCCTTTGCTAGAGAAGCCTACACTTATGGTGATGTCGCATTACGAAAAAATTCATTAGAAATTCTTAGAAATATATTAAGTGGAGATGCTTTGAAATTTAATATGAAAAACATTTCGGATGAACAACTTTTAAAATTGCAGGATGCTTTGCATGAATTAGTAGGCTTAGCTTATATTAAAAAATCTAAGCAGCTAGTAATTCCAAACACACCAGAAGCTATCAAAGAATTAGAAGATACTTATGGAAAAGGGTATACATTTGATTTAACTACCCACCCTACTCACAATAAAAAGCCAAATACTAAATTCATTATAGTAAAGGTTTTGAATGAAAATAATGAACCTATTAAATTTTTAGTACAGAGCCATAGCTTAGGGAATTCTGAAGTACAAAAAGCTTTTAAAAATTTCTCAAGAAATGCAGGGGATAGAAAATTTAAGGGTCATACATTAAATGTAACACATACATATACAAAAGAAGGGCGTAACGGGTTAGAAGTTGAAAAAGTATCTTCACCTAAAACTTTAGTATCTCTACGAAGAGGTTCTAAAAATGGTAAGACAGGTCAAAGTTCTATAGGTTGGTATGGATTAATGAAAGCTAGATTTAGATGGATGATATCAGAACATCCAAATGGTACTAGATATGCTGAAAATGTACAAGATAAACAAGCTCTTTCTACATTAAGAAAAGAATTTAATAGGATTATTGATACTGAATTTAATGGGAAGGGTAAATATATAGGAGGTAATGACGAACTAATAGAAAGATTGTCTAGAGATTTTCCAGAAGAAATGAATCACGTTTTGGATTCATTATATGATGAATCTACAGTTCCTGTAACTTCTACTCTACTTCAAGCGATATCTGAAATTGCTGAAAATACTCCAATATATTTAGATCCTCAACAAAAAGTTAATCCAGATGGTTCAGTAAGTGAAGGAGAACCTACGCCTCTTAGAATTAATATGGATGCAGGTATAGGTAGTAGGGTGATGACTGATAGTAAAACTAGAGATTTCGTAGAATCAGCCACTACGAATCGCTTCATTAACTACACTCCAGGGGGTGTTGAACTAGAACTAAAAGAAAAGCCTAATGATGGTGAAACTTTAAAATCAGCTTCATTAAAAAGAGTAAATGCTAACATAAATAATGAAGAAGCTGTATATAAAAAAGTTTCATATAATCCAAATGTAGACACTATTGTGGAACAGCATATAAAAGTTATTGCTGATATGGTTAAAGATCACTTAGGATCTATTAACTTTTTTGTCGACGAGAAACAAGGTGATGTTCTTGGAGGTGTTACTTACTTTAGAGATATAGATAATAATCCAGTTGTTTTATTTGGTAAAGAAACTATAGGCCTATCTTTATTCTATCATGAAGTAATCCATGCTCTTACTCAACAAGTAATATTAAAAGATGATAAGGACTGTACAGAAAAAGAATTATTATTCAAGAAAAGAATATCCAATATCTTTAATTTATTTAAAGATAATTTAAAGGATTATTCTGATTTAAGTATAGAAGATATTTTAGGAAGTACTTGGTCAGATTTAGATGAACACGAATTTATTGCAAACTTAACTAATACGAAATTAGTTGAGATTTTACAACAGATGAAGGTTCAAGATATTAAATCTAAGAATCTATTTCAAGCAATACTAGATGCTATTTTAAATTTATTTGGTTTAACAGAAAAAGATAATCCAGATTTATATGAATTAACTCTTAAATCTCTTTCAGACTTAATTACTAAGGATGCTGCAAATAGTGGTCCAGATGTAATAATAGCACCTGTACCAATTGATGTGATACCATTACCTTCTGAAAAGAAGCCATGGAAAGCGCGAACTAAACAAGAAACAGAAATTTCAAATTTAGAATATAAAATTAGAGCTTTAGATATTGCTGATGATTCAGCAACTAAAGAAATAGAAAGATTAGAAGAAGCTAATAAACAACTTGAAGGAATAATTCCTGAAATACAAGAAGCTTTAGACAATGTTAAAAAGAAATTAAAAGAGAAAAAAGAATCTAAAACCCCTGTAGTTGGCGAGCAAAATCAATCACCAATAACAGTACAACCTGATGAACAATTTCTATCAAATGTTGTAGAAAGTCAAGTAAGTATAGATGATATTGAAAATATAGCTGACGAGGAAGATATTGATGAAAGTGAAGTAGTAGATAGAATTAAACAAGAAGTACGTAACAGTATTGATAATCTTATACCTGCAAAACCTTTAGGTAAAACATTACAGAGAATCATAACTAAGATACTGAACTCGTTATTCTCCTTTGCATTAGTAGTAACTACAATGTTCGGTAATTTACCCGGACTCAACGCGTATGATTATAGAGATAAAGTAATAACTACTGAATCTATAAGTTCTCAATTTATAGAAAGTAAAATTAAAAATTCTGAAGTATATCAACAATTAACGGAAGATGGTAAAATTATATTAATTAACCAAGCTAAATTAAAAAGTGATAAACCATTTATTCTTGTAGATAAACCAACAGCTACTGCATATATCTTTAATAAAGATGGTGTATTACAGAAATCATTTCCTGTAGTATTAGGAGCAGCCATAGGCGATTCTGCAAATCAAGCAGACGTTAATTCTACTAGACCTGGAAAATACGCAACAACTCCCGCAGGTAGATATAATTTAAAATATGGCGGAGGTAGTGAAGAAGACTATATTAATTATCACAACAAAGCGTATTACCTAACGGATAGTAAGACTGGTAAACTTGCAAAAAATGGAGTATCACTACATATTGTTTATCAAGGAGAATTAGAGAAAAGAACAAAGGCTCTTAATACGCCAACTCCAAACGATAATAGATTATCTTGGGGTTGTGTAAATGTTGATGAAAAAATTTGGGATGAATCTATAGCACCTATAGTGGATAGTGGTTTAGATGTCATAATTACTAGAGATTTTCAAACAACTCCTTTCTTATCATTTTCTAATGATACTTCTACAACAAATCGGATAGACGGAAGAGTAGCAAATATTATATCTGACTTGGAATTGAATAAAGCAAGTCTAGATTATGAATACTCAGAAAGAGCTCTTGAAACCTTATTAGACAGAGCTCGAAAAGTTATGACTGATAACAGAGATATTATTAAAAAATATCAAGATAAAATTAATAGTAATGCGAAAGAAAGAACATCATTACTAAAAGAATTAAAAAAATTAAAGAAAAATTTAGAACCGCAAGTAGAGGAGCCAAAACAGACCCCTAAACAAAGAGTTGATTCTTTTTCTCTAAAGGCTAGGAAATATATTAGTGAACATGGATGGTCCATGGAACCTTCCGAATTAATTAGATTTAATGAATTTTTAGAGAAAGTTGAAAAGTTTAAAGTTCCAGGAATGGCTGTTAAATACATTGAAAAAGTATTACCTACTTTTAATACTACAAACAAGTTATTCCATTTAAACTTCTCAACAACTTTAGGAGCTGATTCCCAAAGCACCTCTCCAGATAGTACTTTCTTAAAAGTTGCTAATCAAGGACTTATGTCTCTAACTAAAGAATTTGGTGGATCTGTAGCTCTTTTAAATGAAGCATTATTCCAAACTAGAAAGTCTGTTTATGAGGCTATGAATGGTAATACCTTAACAGGATTAGCAGATCCTATTAGTTTTCAAAAAGCTAAAGGTATAGCTTATAAGAATTTGTCTGAAGATGCAGGAAATATGGTTCAACAGTTTCTAATTACATTAGAAAACTCTGGACCTCTTATTAATTCATTAAATATAGATTCTATACAAAAAGCTGTAAGAGTATTTGAAGAGAAAAGACAAGCACTATCTTTACTAGATGAGGGTACAGATTTATATAATGACACTGAAACTATTGTTGAAACTTTAAATAATATTATTCTTCAATATAGAACACCTATTTTAGCTTTAGAGAAGATGGCTAATGATAAGAGTATATTTTTTAAATTATTAAATCAAGTATTTAATAATTGGACAGTCTTTGAATTGACTCCTGAAGATGAGCAAACTGAAAAAGATCAAGCAAACTTAGCCAATGAAATTCAAAATAACGAAGAAGTTAACATAATAGAATCATTCTCTACAGAAGTTAAAAATTTCTTATCTCTAATACCTATAAGAGATGAAAATGATAGGATAGTTAGTTTTGTTATGCCTAAAACTGCAATAACATTCTTGGCAGAATTATTACACGATGATATAGATTTATATAGTGTAGAATCTACAAGACAACTAAGAGTATCTTTAGTTACCATGCAAAGAAATGGAATTATAGATAAATCTAAAAAAGCAATTTTAGATAAACTTATACAGACTATTGAGAGATTTAACCTATCTCAAAATGAAGTTGTAACAAGAGATAAACAAGGCAGGGAAACAGGTAGAAAGATAGAAAATATTTTACCTAAAACTACTACAATATTTATAGACTACTTTGGTGATCATTTAGATGCAATTAATATTCCAGTATATCTTATTCAAGCTGTAGATCCAGCAGATTCTTTAGATCTTACAGGAATGAGTCATAAAGAAGCTGTATATGAGTATGGTGATAGAGTTACTGTAACTAAGTATGCAGATATGGAAACTTTATTAAAAGCAAATCCTGAGGCTAATCAAGATTTACTAAAAAAGATGTATTATATTCATCAAGCATATAATGATTTAACAAATATTAAAGTATACTTAGGTAGCTTAATGAATGTAAATTATATTCAAGGTTCTGAAGATTCTTACTCCACGGGTTATGGTGAGGAAAGAATTCTAGATAGAAAAAGTTCATTAACTAGAGTTAGTGGTTCTAATATTTTAAATAAAAGTAAAAATCAATTAGCTAATCTATTAATAGATATCTTCTCAGGTTCTGCTTTTAGAATGAATGGTAAGGTAGTAACTGTAAATAAGAGTAATGTTAGGGACGTATTTTCAGGATTAATAAATAAATTATCAACTGATCCACAAAGTGGTGTTTTAGAATTACTGAAAATATTAAATAGTGCTAATCTTTTAAATTTTGATGATAGTGTAAAATCAACAATAGCTTACAATGAGTTAATTAAAAATATTGCTACATCATTTGTAGAATTATATAATAAAGTTTTAGATGATAAAGAAGTTTTAAATAGAATCTTCGAGTTAAATAATTCAGAAGATAAACTAAATGAAACACAAATAGATCAACGTAGAGAACTTAATGCTTTATTTTATAGAGATGTAAAGTTTGATGCACTTGCTGTAAGTTTTAGACAATTAGCTAAAGCTCATGTGGAAGTTAGAGGTTTTAATTCTATTAAAACTGTAGATGGAAAACGTTTAGCATCGTTTATTCCTACTTCTACCTTTAGAGAAGTATTGAAAGATTATAGAAGATATAAAGAAGGAAAAACTTCTAGATTTTTGAATTCAGAATTTTTTGGAGAAAACATATTTTTAAATGGCGTAAACTCTATTAAAGATACTACAACACGTTTCTATGCTTTAGAAAGTGGGAGATATATTTATAATGCTACTGGGCTATCAGCAGCTAAAAAAGTTAGTATAGCTTTTAATGACGCTTTTATTTCATCTATAGCAAATACTGATGTTTATTTCCAAATGATATACCAACAAGGAGAAGCTACTAAACCAGAAATGCCACAAGTATCATTCCTTAAATATGAAGGAATAGAAAAAGCTTTAGACTCTATGTTAAAACAACTTTTGGTTTTGGATACAGATCAAGTTGCTCAGAAAAAATATCAGAAAGAACATAGGCTGAATTTCTCGTTATATGAAAATGCTAAAAAGGATTTAGGTAAAGAAGATTCTTCTTTAAGTGATGCTAATTATAGAAAACAATTAGTAGATCATATGATTAAGCAATTATTTTCTAGAGCTCAAGAAATGAGAAAAGGTCTAAAGTCATCTCAGATTCCATTAACAGGAAATCTAAGAAAAGCATACACTAAGGTAAAAGCTTCTTATGTTGATAGTAGAAGTAATACAGCATTAGCTTCAGTATTAGATTTTACACAATTGGCGGAAAATTTGGATGACTACTATCCGCATAGTACTAGCTTTAAAGATAGAATCTACCCCGATGATAATGAATTAGACTTAATTTTATTTAGTTTTGTAGCTAATAATTATGTTAACTCTTTTGGTTTAAGTCAATTAGCTTATGGGGATTTTAATATGTATGGAGATATTGAAACTCTAGTTAAGAGAGCTCAGATGAGTGCATCTCCTGGATATCTTCCATTAATACATTCAAAATATGGTGTAGAGAGGTATGCTAATATCTTAATGGGTACGGATGTCGAAACACCTGGTTCTGAGTATATGAAATTATTAGGAAATTTTAATTTATCTGCAAGGGAAATAGAAGAAATTAGAGATCAATTACGTGATGGAGATAAATTCGATTCTATAGAGAGAACAGATGGTGTAGTATTTGTGACTCCAAGATACTTTGCAAAATTACAAAAATCTTTTGGATCTGGATTGAACTTAAGGAATGTAATGAAAGACCAAGCTTTTGGCTGGTCTGAAGAAATTATCGCAGATAAAGAACATTACTTTGCAACTAAAGAGGAATTATATAAATATCTTAAAGAGACAAAGGGTTTAGAGAAACCTATTCAAAATACACACTATATAGAAGAACTTGCTGAAGGATATAAAGATGTTATATCTGGCTATTATCCAACAAAAGTTAAGATGCAACCAGTTGGATTAAAGAATGCTATGGTTGTTCTAGATGAGGCATTTATTCAGCAGAATAGTGCAAGTAGAGAACAATTAACTAAGCTTAAAAAATTATTAGATACTGCAGAAGTCAATGGTAAAAACATAGATATGCTAGTATTTAAATCATCTAATAAAGTAGGAGCAGAATCTACTCATAATATATTTGATAATGATGGAAAATTAATAGAAAATTCTGAGCAAAATATCGAAGATTCTATCATTAAGTTGGATATGTCTTTGTTTAAAATCCAATACAATCCGCATTCAGAAGATACTACAACAGCAGTACCTAGACAATTATTACATTTTGCTAATACTATTGTAGATTCACCTAATAGTCCCGAAGCGCAAGAGTTGTATTCAACTTTAGCATCTATACAAAATCTTTCTTATTTAAATAAATTTGGTTCTTATGATTTAGATATGTCTACTATACGTGGAATGTTTGAATCTACAGTGCAAAAAGGAGATGAGAATTTTGTTATCCTTTCTGGTATAAGTGCTGGGTTACCATTAGATCACCCATCTTTAGCAGTTAAGGCTATATCATCTTTAGGATCTACTTTAAACTCTATAGCTTCTAGAATTAGAGTGCCTGGAGGGAAATTGATACTAAGATCAGATATAGGTTATGAATTAAAGGATGGAAAAACAAAAAGAAAATTAACTATAGGGACTAGTGAACTAGGAACTCCTTATGCAGAAGCTGTTATTCCTGCACATTTCTTAACATCTGCGCAAAAAGACGCTATAGCTTCAGGTAAACCTTTATTTATAATACCAGAGATGTTTGGATTTAGAATACCTTCTGGAGATATGAATGCAGGATTAATGATAAAGGTTGTTGATTTCTATGAAACTGAAGGTAGATCTAATATTGCAATACTTCCAGATTTAGAAATCTTTAAACAAGGTTGGGATTTTGATGTGGATGCTCTATTTTTACTAAACTTTGCAGAGCTAGATAAAGATTATTCTATAGGAAAATTAAATCTCACCAAAGGTTCTCTACCTGGATTTGAATTATCTAAAGATGGTAAATCTGTTTATAATATTCTAAATGGTGACAGCTTCGAAGAATTTGAAAAAGACTTAATAGCTGAAGTTAAAAGTGCTAATAATAGAATAGATAGTATAGAAAATAAATTACAAAGCTTTAAAACAGCAGAATCTAAAGAATCTTTAGAATATAAAGAATTAAGTAGTAATCTTAGACGTGAAAAGAAAGCAATAAAAGATTTAAATAAAATTAGAATTACTGCTCTAAAAAACAGATTTGTAAGAGGATTCTTTATGCTATATAATAATCCTAAAAATGCTGGTAGGATATTAGATGTTACTACAACAAAAGTTATTGACAATGCTATAGCTATGTTACGTAAAGACGGTCTATACGACGAAACTCCAAGTATGGATCTATCATTCCTAGAAGACAATATAGCTCAGTATTTAAATGTAAATGAAGCATCTAAAGCCATAGGTATCTATGCTAAGGGTTCTAGTGTAAATGCATACATAGGACACGCAGGTCAATTGGGCACTAACAATAGACCACAAATTGGTGAGGAGATGCAGTTCACTATGAATGGTGTTTTAGTAGATAGGATTGATCCTGTAACATATGCATTTGGTAAGAAGACTTCTGCTTATACTTTAAATAATAAACTTCTAAATGCATTCTTAGATGCATTAAAAAATCCAAAGATTTTTACAATAGGTTTTAATGGAGCTAATGCTAATTTAGTAGATTCGGCTCTATCTGTAGGTGGATTGAATTTTGAAGATGTAGTATTGATGTTTAATCACCCTTTAATAAAAGAAGCCTTTAAGAAAAGATCTTTCAATGATTTAATGAAAGAGGTTGAAAAATCAGTTGTAGACGCTGAAGGTAAGTATAAAGAAAGTTTCTTAAAATTAGCAGTTACAACTAATGATTTAAAAGAAGCATATAAAATACATAAAGCAAATTTACTTTCAGAAGTAGCTATAGCTAAAGATGATACTGCAGATGCTACTTTTAAACAGAGTGATGATGATGCTTTACAAACTTCAGAACAAATACCATCATCTGAAGAAACTACATCAGAAGGATTCAAGCAAGAAGATAATTTAGGACTTGATACAGATGATGCACTAACAAAGATGTTACAAGTATTGCTAAAAATACATAAGATATCAGGTCAAAAATTCAAATACATAGCATTAATTAATAATGCACAAGACAAACCTTCTTCACTTTCTGATATATTTAAATGGGAAACAGACATTAAGAAATTATTTAATGAAGAATTTTTAGAAGATTTAGTAAGCAAAGCAGCAATCTTAGATTCTAAGAAAACTGTAGATGATTTATATAAAAATTTAAAAAGTTTAATAGGTGACCTTAGAGAAAAGAATTCTAAGAAAACTATTTTGGCTCCAGATGTACAATTTGATACTGAAAAGATCTTAGAAAAAACCCCTCATTTAATTGTATCTCTAATGCAAACGTTGATTCATATAGAAAATTTAAAAAAGAATTTTGCTATTCTTTCTCCAAATGCATTAGCTGTTGCAGGTTCATTCTTACCTACTTTAGATGCCCAGAGAGCTGATTCTAATTCCGCAAAAATGTTATCTGTATATACATTATCAGACATGCTAATATCTAGTTTTGTTTCTGATTTAATTAATACAAGAGGAGCTACTATTAGTAAATATAATTCTAAAGAATCTGAATTAAGCAGAAGATCTTATGAGGGTATTGCAGCATTTAACCATAAATTTGCGCAGAAAATAAAAGCTGTTGAAGAATTAGAATCTAAATTACAGTTAAAGAATAAATACTTTAGAAAAAATATATTCCTAGAACATATTCTCGTAAATATTGGTAATCTAATTCAAGTAAAAGCTTCTGAAGCATATTCTATAGCAAATTTTGAAAGTGTTGATTATTTCACAGCATTTAATAATCTATCTAGATATGCATTTGAAGAAGTGTTAGATGAGAATGGAAACTTTGTTGGATATTCAGCTTATGAAGATTTTGCACAAACTGAATCTTCTTTACAGCAAGATTTTGTAACATATGCCACATTTAAATATGGACTTAGAGCTGCAGGAAATAATTACATAGGGGCTATAGCTCCTGAATACTTAGCTAAATATACTAAGTTTATAAATAGGATGTATAAAATTTGGTTAACACGTAATCCAGATGTATCTAATCTTAAAGATCTATTTAAAATATATGCAGGATTAAAATATTTCAAATCAGTTCCTACTGTAGCTAAGTACACAAAAGATGATACTGGTAATTACGAAACAACTCTTAGAGATAATAAAGATGGAGTATTCACTACAGCTTTAAAGAACGAGCTAAGAAAAGAATTTGGTAGAGATTTTTATTTTGACCATGCAATTATGTATGATTCTAAAAATGCTACACCTGATCTCTTTCTAAGACTCAATGATGAGAAGAATATTCAGAAGCAAAAATTTTTAGTGCGAGTAGCTGTACTAAAAGAAGGTGGACAAAAGGCTGTTGCATTATATCAAAAGATATCTCATGGTGAAACTTTACTAACACAAAGACCTTATAAAATAGCAGATCACTTTTTAACAGATAAGCCAACTATGAAATTTATACCTAGTGTTGGGTATTTCATACATGATGAAACTGTTTTGGATTCTGAAGGAAATCAAGTAGCAAATGAGTTCTCTGTACCTTATAATAAAGAAACACATAAAGATCATAACTTAGCCCCACAGATTTATGGTACTTATTATGATGATGTTTTAAGACATAATTTATCTCTATTGGAATTAGTTAATTACGAGACTTATAAGGAAGATAATGTATTAAAATTTAGGGTTGTTCAATCAGATATAGGGTATAGGAATTTTGATGAGAGTACAAATAGGTACACTGATTCTAAGCAAACACAAGATGAAATAAATCAAAAGGATGTTAAACTTAGAAGACAATATTTTGCTATGCAAAAAGCTCCTATTGATTATTTTGATATATCAAAAGGATCTAGATATTTTGGACCTAATAATGTATTAGTACATATGACTAATGAGGTAAATATACCTCTTAACAAACAAGCTAAATTAGCACATTTCTCTAACAGAGATGGTAAACTTTCTGGAAAGAGGAAGAAATTGTCACAAATGGATTATTCTGAAATAGGAACAACTAATAAGTTAGTAACAGGCAAGAAAGGATTTGGTTTCCCTCTTGTTGTTAATCAAACAAACGATTCTAAGAATCCTACCAAAGAGTTTAATGCTTCAAAATCTACAATAGTTAAAAGTTTAAGACTACTATTTACTGAAGCAAAAAATAATCCTGATAAGATTTTCCAAATGGTATTTAATGATGTAGCAGATGGATCTAAATTGACTCTAGCTGAGTTTGCTTCTTATATTGTAAATGCAAAAGTTCCAATACCTTCTAACATATTCATGAATCCTAAGCTATATAATGAAGTAAAAAGATTATCTGATATACAAAGAGAAGATAAATTAGTAACCCCTAAAGAGAAAGTAGTAGATTTGGCACAACCTATTGATGTAATAATATTAGACAGCACTGTAGCTGAAGAAGCTGAAGAAATTAAAAAGAATTGTGAAGGGTCTGGAGGACTTACAGCAGAGTCTGGATTAACAATTGGATTCACTCCAGGATCTAAATGGTCTTTAGTTAAAGATCTTAAAGGTCCTTCACATGCACAAGGTGGTATAGATTTATCTATTGATAATGGAAAAGTTATGTACTCAGATGGAAATACTAAGTTTCATGCAGCTAATGGATTAGTATTACCAGCAAATACTCCTGATCCTCTTTTGGGGAATATAGCAAACACAATAAATTTACCAGAAATTGAAATTACGGCTAAAAGAACTTTGTTAGATAATTTAAAAGGAGGTGTTAGAAAGATTAAAAATAATGTAACTAATACAATAAATAAAATTCCAAATTATTTGATGGATGCTGTAGAACAAACAAAGAACTTTGTAACTCATCCAAAAGTTCCTCAAAGCAATGTGGGATATTATATGAAGGAATATTCATCTTTAGCAGCCGCACCATTAAATGCTAGACTTTTAATTGCGGATATTCTAGGAAATCGTGAACCCATTACTGAAAGAGATTTAACTGATCAAGAGTTAGAAGCATTAAGAAATGTAGCTAATACAGCTATGAAAAAAGGACATTCATACATAAAATACCCTGATTACAGTTCTGGAAATAGTAATATAAAACAAGCAAATAATCCAGAAAGTAGATTACAGTTTTTAAAAAATCAATTTGATCCAGAATATAGAATAAAAACTGCTATAGGTCAAGCAAACATAGAAATTAATGATAAAGACACTTTCGTAGTAGATAAATATAATTTTAATGATGCTGGAAAAAAATCTTTAAAAGAGATTTTAGCTATACAAAATGGTAGTCCTTATAGTGCTGTAAGAGGTCTTGCATCTTTGATGGGATCACCTAAGGGAGAAGGAGCACCAATTAAAATTAAATTAAATAAGAAAAAACAGAAATCTATACCATTGCAAAATAGATGGGATTTAATAACTGATTAAAAATATGAAAACTAAAGTAGAAGCACAAGGTGGTGTTTATAGTATAAAAAATAATATTAATAATAAAATTTATATAGGATCAACCTCAAATTTTAAAAGAAACTGAAGAAAAACTATCACTACATATGATTGAAACAAGAAAAAGCAAAGATTGGCCTATTTTTGTTGGAGAAAATAATCCAAATAGTAAATTTACAGATATACAAGTTTCCAATATTAAAGAAATGCTGCATGAAGGTATTAAGCAAAGTGACATTGCTAAAATGTTTAATGTTTCAAAAAGTTGTATTAATAAAATTTTTAAGAATAAAAGTTATAAAAATATAAGACATGCGTATTAATGCACAGGGAGGCGAGTTAGTATTACGAAACGAACATGGTGATACTATCATTGTACCACGAGAAAGAAGGAAAGAAGCTATGAAAGCTTTATTAAAAGATGATCATAGGGCTATAGATTCATTAGCTTTGCAGTTACCAAAAGCTGAATCTTATGCTGCTGAAGGCACAGTCATGAAAGGTGGGGATCCAGGAAAAGATTTATTTAGACCTGATGGGACAAGAAAAGGAAAAGGATTTTATGGAAACTTGCCAAACAAAAATGGCAATATTTCTTCTGAATTGTCTATATCTTCTGGAGATATAGAAGACGGAAAAGATGTACTTATTCCTACTTTAATTCCTGGATTAAATAAAAGTGAAATAGATTATCTATTATCTAATAAATATAATCCACAATCAAGAAAAGGTATGGATGATATTATATCTAGGAAAGCTATAGATTTTGCGAGAAGTAGAAAACAACAAGGTTTTCCATATTTTGCACATGATATAGAAGAAGGAGCTTTTAAAATGCCTAATTATGCTACTGGAGGTACTGTATTAAATGGAGAAGATCCATTTAATACCACACTATTAAAACCACAACCATATAAACCCTCTAATAGAGTTTTAGATGCTAAAGGAGCTCTAGCAGGATTATCTCTAGCTGGTAATGCATTTGCACCTACTATTGGCTATGGTGCTCAGTTACTAAATGTAGGAGGAGATTTGTATACAGGTACTAGGTATGCTATGGATGGGCAATATAAAAATGCTGCAATAGATTATGGCGAAGCTTTAGTTGGATTGATTCCTTCATCAAGAATAATTGGTGGTAAAGGACCATTTGATAAAATTAGAGTAGTGGATAATACATACGCTAATAATTTTAATATAGCTCTAGATCTTTTAGACTTATCAAATACTCCAAATAATTATGATATGAAAAAACAAAATAATAAAAACAAAACTAAAAAGTAATGGCATATAATTTAGCAAATGAGGAAGAATTCGAATCTTCTCAAGAAAAGAAATCAGAAAACACAATAGCATATGTTCTATCTTGTATGATGGAGCTTAGAGATAATGCACATATAGCACATCTTCAATCTCGATCTTACGCAGAACATATAGCTTTAAGCGAATTATACGATGCTATACCTGGCTTATTAGACAGCTTAGCAGAATCTTGGCAAGGTAAATATGGAATCATATCTGGTTACCATGCACCTATGATTCAAGAGGGTATGAATTTTATCGACTACCTTAAATCTAAGGTAGAAGAAGTAAATGAGTTTAGAAAAACTGTAAAAGATACTTACATTCAAAATCAACTAGATACTATAGTAGAAACATTCTCTGGTATCCTATATAAATTACAATACTTAAAATAAATTAAATGAGTTGTCCCAATATTAATAGTCCAGAATGGAAAGATTTAGTCGAACTGGTTGGAGAACCTATGGCTTATAGAGTCTTTGCTGTAGATCCTGAATTAACTAGAGTTAATGAATTGCGCCAGAATTTTCTAGATGAAAAAAGAAAATTCTCATTTGCTATACGTAGGCCTAGAAATACATCTTCAAGGGCAAAATCAGAAATAAGTGAAACTTATGAGAAGGTTTTAAAAAGTATTGATAGAGCTAATAGTGTTGAAAGTAGAAGTAGTTCCTTCACTAAAGTTTTAAATTTAGGAGCTACTCTTGATTCTACAATAGATTATAAAGGATTAACCACACCTGATGGGGTTATTAATAAATTTAGACAAAAAGCACATATAGATTCAGTAGAGTACATAAGGAAGCAGGCAGAAGAATTATATAAAGATACAGTACCAGGAACTAAAATCTTACATGTTTTCTCTAAAGATCCTTTAACAAAAGAAGAGTATATAGAAAATAGAAAGAGATACAGTGAGTATGCTGCACATAGGGGGAAGGTTATGGAATTGATATTAACTATTCCTTTGATGACACAAGGTGTGGAACAAGATAAAGCATTTGAAGAGTTAGATGATTTATATGATAAGATAAATGAGTATAAAGAGTTTTTAGAATCTATATTAGAAGAAAAAAAAGCTAAGATTAATGATACTTGGCATGGTTGGGCGTTAGAAGATAAGAGATTCCCTAAAAGAATATTCGATATTTTAGGTATAGATATTTTTTCAGAGGATTCTACAGTGCATTATACTTTCCAACCTACGATGAAATCAGATATCTTAGAGACTAAAGCGGTATTAGATATGCTTATAGAGCATGAGCCTCATAGGTATTCTATAATAGATTTTAAGGCTGGTTTTAAATTTGGACAAATGTCTAGTTCTATACCTTTAAAATATTATAGGCAGGCCACTGGAGATATTAGTGATAACCCACAAGATATAGCGAAACTTCAAATAATGTGGGAAGCTATGTTAGTTAGGATAAATGATCCTAAAGCAACTTTTCAAAATCTAACAGCTATATGGATAACAGAAGAAAACTCTTTATATAAATCTGGAATAAAGTTTCATGTTAATCCTAGAGATTACATAGGAATTATAGTGGAATATTTAAAAGCTGAACATCCTGAAAAATATGAAAAGCTTTTATTAATTGATCCAGAGTTATTTGATTTTAGGACATATACTGCTGAGAGTACTGAATCAAAAGAATTTAAAAAACGATTTCCTGATTCTGCAGAAGATAAGTTATTGAATGATGTTACTCAGGAGATAATATATCGGCAAAATTATATGGACTATAATACTGATGGAGAACGTAGAGGTGTAGATAATAAAATTAGAGATCTATATGACTTAATGTTAGATCACAATGCTGATAATGTGGCTAAGACTGGAATGGGTCTTAATAAGAATATGGATTTTAAGACTATTCGAGATTTATCTTTAGGTGAATATTGGGTAGGTTCTTTCTATAATATTAAACATGCTGTGATATCAGCAACTTTAGAGGTTGTTCATAAACAAATGCTTAAAGCTACTACTGATTACAATAAAGATAGTTTAATATTTAGGTCTATTATGAAAAACATTATAATAGACTATGCAAAGGATAGAGACGCGGGTTCGGTAGATCGTTTACAAAACTTATTAGCGGATCCATTTACCGAGTGGAGTCCTGCCTTAAGAAAAATTTTAGGTACATTCGATCAAAATATTTTAAATGGTTGGATATATGTTACAAAATTTGACAAAGAATCTAATGCAAATGAAATGTTATACGCAACTACTGAAGAAGAGTTATTAGAAAATGCAAAAGATCCTAAGTATAAGTGGATTTTAGATTCTTCTGGTAAGGTAAAAAAACCATATATTCAAATGATGCAATTCTTAAATGAGAAATATGGTTCTGTTTTAGATGCTAAGAGAAAAGATTCTATGTGGAATACTAAATTATCATATAAGTTAGTACATGGAAAACCTGTAGACATTTCATTTGGAGATGAAATCAATTCTTCAGAATATAGAAAAAGATCTCCATTTAAATATAAAAAAGGGTTCTTTCCAAAAGTTGCCAAATTGAGAGAAGAGTTTCCTGTATTATCTTTTAGAAACTTTTTTAAAAAATATTTCACAAACTTCTATGAATTAGCTTTTATGGAGTATGGAAATAATGATGAATTAATTCCAATACAAGGATTAACATCTAAGTATAATAGTATTGAAGGAGAATTTTCTATGTCTTTAGAAAATCAATTTGAGACTTTTATGAAGAGTGCGTATGCGAAACAACATCTAACAAAAGCTTATGCTCTAATAGAGGCTATAAAAATTAAAAATTCAGATGTAAAAACTGGTAAGGTTTTATTACCTAGATTACAATCTTGGTTAACTGCTCAACAAGAAATGGCTTTACGTGGAAGACGTCCACAATTAACGAATACCTTTTCTAGATCCCTACCATTTTCATTCTCATTTGCCAGTAAAGATGATGATCAAATGATTAAAACTATGCAAACATTTGACTTAGGAAAGTTTCTACAATCCTTTGGACAGCTTACAGGTTATATGCGATTAGGGTTTAATTTACCAGGTGGTTTTAAAAATACAATGGGTATAATGATGTCTTCTTTCACAGAAGCTTCTAAGCAATCTTTAATGCAAAGATTCTATAATGATCCAAAAGCAACTAGATTTATTAATGACTTTACTACTATGGGTGCTGCAGAATTTGCTTTAGCTTTAAAACCTGCAATAGGTATCCAAATAGATGGAATGAAGGGAAATCTTAATAAAAATAAAGCATGGGTTTTAATGAATAAATTTGGATATATTCCTTCAATCTCCCCATTAAGATCTGAAACTAAATATTTTACCTCTAAGCAGACTTCTTTATTAAGTACAGATACAGCTTTATTACCATATAGTACTTCAGAAGAAGTCATGGTGGCTATGTATTTTATTGCACAAATGAATCATATAAAGATCAAACAAGGTCCTATGAAGGGTAAATCTATGTGGGATATGTATGATGCTGTAGTTGAAAGAGATCCTATTACAGGAGTAGAATATACAGATTTTAAATATAAAACAGATCCTACAACTGGTAAGCCTTATGTTAGAGGGGTAATTACAGACTCTCACGGTAATATTCAAGAGATGACTGAATTAACAAATAAAGAAATAATGGCAATGCATGCTATCTATGAAGAAAAACAAGGAGGTTTTGCACAATTAGATAGGACTTTTATAGAGTCTTCTATTTTAGGGCAAATGTTTGTACAATTTAGAAGACACTTACAATCTATAATACGGCATGGTCTTCAAAGTTATGGAACTTCTTATATAAAAGGTAGATATCAAGATACTAAAAAATTAGATGCTAATGGTAATGTAATATATGAATTTACTCCAAAACAAATCGAAGGTAAGTGGATGACTATATTGGGAACTCTTCTATATTATATTCCTTTAATTAGTCAAGTATTTGGAAAGAATACCAAAATTGCTAAATGGACAGAAGGTACTTTTCCTAAAGGATTAGATTCATATGCATTAAATAAACTAGATCAAGGACAATTAGAAAACTTAATAGATGCAAGTATGAATATAATGCTATGGGCAGCTATGAAAGCTTGTACGTTTTTAGCATTTGGAGGTACAGATAAAGATGACAGAGCTACTAGATTAGCTCAAAAAATTATTGATGAAACATTACAGCATTGGAAAGTTTGGAAAATTGTTCAAGATATTCAACAAACTCCAGCCACACTTAAAGTAATATCTTCTATGATAGAAGGTACGGCAACTTTAAGTGCTTCTGTATTATTATATGGATTTAATGATATGGTGTTTGATATTGAAGAAAAGGAATATATGACTAGAGATAACGAACTAAGAGGTCTCACAGAATTTGAAAAAAATGTTCCAGTGTTCTCCTCCTTACGTACTACATACCTCACGGCATTAGATTTTATGGGAGATGAAGAATAAAGACTACTCCCTTAATCCAGATGAGTATAGTATGTATATCTATAAAAAACCTAATTCAGAAGGATTAATGGTTTTATATACAGTATATACTCAAGAACAATGTATTATAGAACATGTGTCTAAAAAGCACGCATTGAAAATGTATAAATCTTTATTTGAAATAGAAAATCCTTGTATAATATTACCTGTTAAAGATATAATCTTAAAATTATTTCTGGATGCTCAAACTGTAGAAACAATAAAGGATATAATAGAACGCTACTACAATCTGTAGTAAAAAAAAGGCCCTACCAAGATTTCTCTCAGTAGGGCCTAATTATTTAATCACCAAACTTATTTCACAACAGCTTCCTGGCGTTTCTTAACGCCATATTTTTTTACATACCAAGAATAAAATAAGTTAACTGCCAAATCAGCTTCGGGATCTTCACTAACTTTTGTTTTAACGATCTCTAAATGCTTTTCAGACGGTTTGAATTTAAACTCATTATTATTAACGAGTTTTTTACTCTTATATGTTTTACGTACTTCGTACAAAAAGTCTTCAAGAGGGCCTTCCAATTTAGCAGGAGCTACAATCTTCTTCTCTTCGACAGTCTTGTTTAATCTCCTTTTTACTAAATCTTGATACTCCTCTATAGTTATCTTTAGAATATCTAAAGCTTCACGCCTGCTTACTGCAGGCTTTTGTATTTCTTGTATTTTTGTTTCAACAGGTGTTGGTTTAACATCCTGAACTAGAAATTGAGCCAGCTTCTGGCGCAAGTTCAGTGTCTGATTTAGGATACCCATAAATTTCGTTCTCTTTTTCGGGTCTGCTCCAGACCTCCATATCTTCGGTAAATTCTACTCCAATTCTTTCCTCCCAATACTTACGTAAATCAGGATGTTTGACTAGAACTTTGTAGTTATTGGAAAAATCAGGTTTTCCATTAGCCCCTATAGCAACTTCATTAAAGTTTTTTCGTGTATAATCCCTACATATTTTGGAATATTTACCTTCTAAAAAAGGCGCAACTATTTTTCTATAATTATCTTCTGTAATATGAAATTCTAATAATAAATCAGAATCAAGTAATTCCGCTGAAATATATTCTGGGCGTTTTATTAACTCTGTTCTAAATGCAGGGCTTATTTGATTTAAATTAAATAAAAGATAAATAGACTCTCCCCACTTATCTTTAGTTTTATGATAAGCCCCTAAATAAGAATCTTTAAATCCTTCTTTTAGAAGAGTTTTATAAGGTATATCTAATATATTCTTTATAAAAGACGTAGTTAGCGTCATAACTAATTGTTTTACCAATTATTTTCGGTTGGTTTAGGTTTGGGCACATACACCCGAACCTTTTCTTTTTTAGGTACCTTCCGTACCTTCTTCACTTTGGACTGTTCCATAAGAAAAAACATTTAATTTTAATCTGCCTTTGCCTTCAAAAACCTCTTGTGGTAAATCCCATTGCTGTGATTCTGTATGGTATTTAAAAGCCTCTATTAATTGATTTACTCCTTTGTAATGTTTCCCATATCTATAACCTCCAGTTAATCCGGCTTGGATGTCTTCTGGTGTAGTTTCAAATATAAGAGCAGGATATGATGAGGATAGTTTAGAATCTACTACAATGAAACTGAATGGTAACCACGCGTAGTCTAACAACTCTGGTCTGTTTTCTTCAATCCATTTTCGTAGAGCTATTGTATAAAAGGCTGCTTGCCTGTAGTATCCAAATTGAACAAATGATATAGGAAATTCATAGACATTTTTACCTATTGTTTTTAAATCAAAGGGTTCTATCTCTTTAGTTTCATGGTTAATTCTTACACCATCCATAAGAGCTTTACAATCATAACCCATATACTCAAAGTAAATAGGTAATTGGTGAATCAATTCTACATGATCGTAATCATTCCTAAAGTATTGATATGTAAAAGTATTTGCAATGAGCTTGTCTTTACAAGCTATAACAGTCTCATACTCATCCTTAGCGAGTATTGATTTACCTTGCGTATTTCTAGTAGCGTTATAGTATTCTACAGCTGTAGGGTTAGTCCAGAAAGAGTCTATAACTCTATCAATTTTCATTTTATAACCAGCTTTATCATAAGCCTCTTTGTACATGTCTACAGAAGCTTCTGGAGTAATACCAGCAGGTAGAGATTCTACAAACTTACCCATAAACCCAAAAGGCTTAGAAGCATCTACAACTAGAAATTCATCTTCAAATACACCATTTCCTGTAAGAATACAGTCTAAAGCAGACCCTATCCTAAAATGTTTTTTATCATCGTCTTCCATATCGGGATTATCCATTTTCATTTTAACCCAACGTGGATTTACTAGCGAGCCTAATATCGAATTTGACAGGCGTTTCGCAGCAAAATATTCTTTAATTTTGTCCAAAAGTTTATAATTTAAACTTTATATTCGTTTAATAGATTGAAGCTAGATAGAACCAGATAGATAGTATTACTACTACCACACCTAGTAATATCCACTTCATATTCCATAGGGCATTGACCTCACATTCTTTATAGCAAGGAGTCCCTGGATTGCAAGTACATTTGTGTGGTCTCATTATTTTAAACCTTTTATGATTTCGATACTAAGATCAATTTGTTTATTACTAGTTGGAAGAAATAATCTAAAGTGTAAATTATTGGCGTATAAATAAGCCTTGAACATTTTCCATTTGATATTGAATTCAGGAGTTCTATGTCCTTTAGTTTCAATTATCCAATCTGATCCTACAAAATCTGGAATATATTTAACTTTATTAATCTTTCTTCCGAGGTTGGAGAATACATTCTCCCCCTTTAATCTTTTAGGTTCCCAGACTTCGAAGTCGTGATAGAACTCGTCTAATAAGATAAAGGCTGTTGGTTCATATTCGAACTCTAGATTATTTTCTTTTAATTTTGCATAGCAGTAAGACTCTAGCTTAGACCTAAATTGGTTTCCACTAGAGTCTGTTGTTTTTTCTGCTTTGTATTTACCTGACATTATATGTATTTTCGCACAATATACGAAACTTTATTTTAAAATGTACAAAATGTACATGGCGAGTATTTTAATTGACAACAGCGATTCTTCCATATGTCCTTGAAAGACCTCTTGCACTAACAGAACGTAAATATTTTTCTGCAATCATATGAGGTAAGGCTTGTTGGTAATGTTGAGCTGTTACATTAGGACATGGGTTATCTGGAATAACATCCATTCCTGGGTTTGTATTAGTTTCTGAGATATAGAATTTTCTTGTATGCTTGTTATACATAACATCAGTGCAACAGAAATCTAATCCCATTAATTCAGCAGCCTTCACAGAGGCTTCTACCATTTTGTCCCATTCTTCGGGTTTTCTAAAATTTGATGAGAAAGTAACTACTCCAGTAGCAAAATTCCTAGTTGCAGGATTTATTGCATATGGATTACGTAACTTCTTTTCGATTCCTAAAATTTCACCATTAGATCTAAGGTGTGTTCCACCAGAACGTACTGTCCAACTCCCTTCAGGAGTCTTTAAAGCATATTCATATTTGTAAACAATACTTTTATCTTTTAATAATGGTGAAACATGAATCCTGTATTCGTTTGTGAAAAGAAAATATTCCTCAAAGAAATATTCCCTAATTTTACTTGGCGGTATTTCGGCCACAAACTTTTGCAGATCCTCCGCATTATTAAGGAAATACATACCTTTACCGCCAAATCCATATTTTAATTTAGCAACCATTGGGAATCCTATTTCCTGTTCTAGCAGATCTAATTTAGTTTGTCTAGCATCAATGTATCTCGATGCATGATTGTATTTAAGCAACACTGGACAGTGTTCTTTAATTGTATCTTTCGTTAGAGTTTTAGAAGAACTAATTCTAATGCCAGAAGGAGTATTAATTCGAAGTCTTTGTGGTTCGGAAGGTTTAGTAGAACCAAAGGAAACATCAACTGGGTAAGAAAAAACACAATTCTTAATAGGATATCTATCTGGAGAACCTATTGGAAAATTCGTATTTTTTCTAAAATAGCGCTTCATTTTTGAAGATTTGCCCCCAAAGAAGTTAGGATAATAACGCATAATTTAAGTTTAAAAAGTTACCAATTTATTTCTGAAAGCTTTTTGGTTTTTAAAAATTTGTTAATTTGAGTAAAAGGTTTTGAACCTTTAAATGGTGGAAATTTTCCACACGGTTTCTCCCACGAAAGCGGGGATGGGTGCGATGATGCAACAATTTTATGTTTCTTTTGATCTATATATGGTAGATAGCTAATAGCATTAGCGCCCCATAATACAAATATGACAAAGTCTTTGCTTTGTGAAATATGTCCTAATAATTCTTTAGTAAATGGGTCCCATAAATTTTTATGAATGTTAGGCATACCTTGCTCTACTGTGAGAGCTGTGTTTAATAATAACACCCCCTGAGCTGGGAGTTTATTTAATTCTCCAATTGGTTGTTTGGTATCGTACATCATCTCTGAAAGTATATTTCTAAGAGATGGTTGTGGTTTAGAATAATCTAAAACATCAAATGCTAAACCTGTAGCTACCCCTGGTGTGTGATAAGGATCCTGCCCAAGAATGACGACTTTAACGTCGTCTAATGGACATTCTTCTAAGGCTCTAAAAACATTATTTCTAGAAGGGTATATCGTCTTCTCTATTAAGGATGACATTATTTCTGCTGTCTTGCTTTCCAGAGTAGGCGTGGAATAAGAATTTTTCATATCTGTGATACGATTTGGATAGTATTCGTTTTAACATCCTATATGATGAGTATTTTCCATATCTCTTATAATAATCCGAAATGTCCTTCGATTTAAATAGAAACATGTAAGGGATGTCTAATTTTAGAGCAGCTTGTATTCCAGCATTATCGTAGTCATAGAAACTTACGATGTATTGAAATCTTTTACGTAACTCTTTAATAACTGTATTAGGTATGTTAGTGGATTCAGAATTTGGACAAATGGCTGGTATGCCTAACTCGTGTAGCACCATTACATCCTTTAGAGATTTTGTTATTACTAACAACTTCCCTTGCAACGGTAACTGAGTTAAACCCCACAATACATTTTTATTAGTTTTCGCTAGCCACTTAAATGTGGAACTTAAAGGTCTGTATAATTTAAATTTTGTAGAATCGTTTGTAGTGTACACAAAGATAGGATTACCTTTAGTACTACGCCAGCCATTGTCTCCAAATTTTACTGCTTTAACACAGTATACACCATACTTGAGGAGAGTATCTGAGCTGACCCCATAGTGAGCCCAGTACTCTATCTCATTTTTTTCGTATGGTTTGATTGAATAAGTGATTTCAATATCAGTCTTAGTAGTTTCTATGATTTTTATCTCAAGTTCTTTATTTACAGGACTAGGGTTAGTTGTACCTAATTTTAAATTTAAATCATCATTTATTAACTTAAGAACTTGACCAAAGTTTAGTTTATATTTCTCCATAATAGCTTCGAAGCAATTCCAGCTCATATCCTGAGCAAAATCATGCAGAACTAAACGACCGGAGGAATTCCGGTAAAAACCGCATGATGCTTTCTTATCTGTTCTGAATGGAGAACATATTGAACCTTCGACTTTAGAGATATACTTAGAAAATATCTGCTCATCGCTGACCCGCAATAATATATTAGCAGCTGTCAATTTAGATTCTAACAGATCTTTTCCTTGTAACATATTATACTACGTCTGAGATATCTGGTTTACTAGAAGCATCGGACTGAGAGTTCGCATGCATTCTACTTAGCTCGGATGGTTTGAATGTAAGTTTAGGAGCTTGTCCATCTACATACGGTTCCAAATAACCCACGTACCTAGAGATATCTGGATATTTACCATCCATAGTTTTTATAACTTTCAGATTTACGAATTTCGTGTTGGTATATGGCATAAGCAATGTTCGAATTGCTGTAGCAGTAGATTTGAGATCGCTAATCGGAATATTGGAAGCGGTCTCTACGCCCACCATATTCTTGGCTAAATCTAACAAATGATATAATGCTTCATGGATTCGTAGCTCATACGTTTCCTGCACGGACATTCCTTCTTTAGCTGTGGTTTTAGCCATATCAGGAATCCATAAACGTTTGTTTATAGTAGCGCCATTGGCAGGGTCCTCAAATAGTATATCGACATAAGTGTCAGTTATCTCAATATCTTTGAGCTTAATCTTCGAATGTATTCCTGATGGAATTTTGCTAGATCCTCCAGAGTTCATTTTGTCAAAAAGATCTTTACCAAATAAATTTGTTTGCATAACGTTGTGGTTTTTTAAACGTTATATTCGGATATTAGGCATAATATTCATTAGCCTTATTAATTACAAAGTCAAGGTCATTGGGAATTTCTATATCATCAAACATACCCATTGGACTTTTCCCTGGGTGTGTATCTGTTGTATTAGTTACAAATGTATAATCAGCTTTCTTAGCTACAGGATCATAATTAACTTTAGTATATAAGATACAAGTTAGGTTTTCTTCTGGAGAAAACTTTTCCTTAATCATTTTACCACCAAGTTTAATTTCTTTAGTTATACCATAACCATCTTTCATTTCCATATTTTCGTGAAACATGAAGACTATATTTAAATCTTCTCTACAGTTTTTAGCTGCTTGCATTATTTGAAAGAAATGGTTAGCCATATCAGAAAATTTGCTATCCGTGTGTATTTCTACACACGATGGACTATATCTTAACTTTGATTTTGTCTTACTTTTTGATTTATAATTTTTTCAATATCCCAACCTTTATGTTTTCTATCGACAATATTTAATATAGGTATACCAGACATTTCAGATAATTCTGTTAAAGTATATGATTGTCCTTTATAGTGATATAATTTATTAAATGGATCTTTTTGAATTGCTTGTTCAAATGTTAATCCACTTCTTGTGATTCTACCATACAAAGTATTGTATTTTATACCTAACTCTTTTGCCCAAGTTTTTAACGTCTGCGTCTTATTTTTATAAGTGATAAAAACATTGTGATTTATTTTATTATTAGCTTGAGTATATTTATCCGCCCATCTACAATTATCTTTAGTATAATTTCCATTACCATCTATTCTGTCTATGGAACATCCTTCCGGACATATTCCCATATCTTCTATAAAATTTTTAAATGAATTCCACCGTATATCAACTTGTATATTATGTAATTGGTAATAAGTGTTACTAAAGCATGTTGAATTACATCGAGCTCTTAAAGCTTTCCATATTCTATACTCTCTGGGATATTGTTTTTTAAATGATTCTTTCATTGTACACATTGTTATTATTTTCAAAGTTCCCTCCGTTTCGGCTTAATAAGCCTACGTCTTACGACTAGTCTCTGAACGTTTCCCATTTTACAAGGACTTCGCTGCTGATTGTCTAATATTAATAGTTTTTAAACATTCACGATTACAGTTTTCTGTTGCGTTGTAGTCTATTAATCTTAAAGAGTTTCCAGCAATTAGAAGGGTTTATACAGAGCATAGCATTAATACCCTGCTTCATTAGAACGTTTAAATTCTTCTATGAACATAGTATAACCTACATCTTCTAGTACCACAGTTTTAATATCTGGTCTATCTGAAGATATCTTTTGCAAGATGGTTATAATTTGATCGTAACTAGAAATGTCAGCTAGATTTTTGGCTTCTTTATTGTATAATTTTTCGCTGCCCTTGAAGGGTAAAGCTTTACCTAATACGTTGATGATATATGTGGATTTGGGATCGAGGGTTCTAATCGAGGTAGATTTCCCTGACCCAGATTTGCCCACTATCCCTATGAGACGTTTGTTCATTTAGCATTATTAAAACGCTATATTCGGATAAATAAAGCCAAAGTGTAGAATACACTTACGACTTTAAGAAATTCAAAGAATTCCATTTTAGTTTTATTTTTGAGTTAACTAATATTCGAGTATTCTCGAATGTTTAAAGTTATCTACCATCATCAGGATTTGCGATGAGGAGAATCTAGATTTTAATATGTGCCAATATATCATGGCTTGTTGTGGATCTTTAGGATTAAAAACAGGTAATCCATAAACATATTCTGATCCTCGTGGTGGCCCATAATAGACACCTATTCCTTCTATTACTGCCGGTTTATGAGTGACAATAACGTAGTCCGAACAATAGTAGGCAGCACTAGATGCGAATAGGTCATTCTTATTAGGATACTGTAACATAGGATTTGTAATTCTTTCCGATTTTTCAATATCTCGGTTGAGCTGGGATAATACTATAAAGATACACTTTAAATTGATAGTCTCAAAATATTTTTTTAATTGTATTAGAGTCTTATAAAGTTTATCTATTATTTGTTTCTCAGCATCTTCATTAACAGCTCCTTTAACAAGCAAACTATGGTCGAAAGTACATACAAAACCTTTTCCTTTGGAAGCTAGTTGATTTTCTTGTACAAAGTTTAAAATCGTACTGACTATCTCTTCCACAGTGCCTACATCATCTACGATGTATATAGGATAATATTTCATTTTGTCCGCCTCTGTGCTTATTTTGGTGTACTGTGCATCTGTTAATTTAGATCCCGCAGAATACAATTCTTTTGTAGACAATTCAACCTTAGACGATATGTCTCTAGCTACTTGATCTACACCTAGCATTTCCATCTCGAAAGATAAGATATCAAATTCCTGATCCTTGTTATAGTCCACTATATCACGTTTGATCTGAGAGAGCATTAAGCTCTTTCCTGAGTTATGTACTACGATTCCATTAGCAATAAAATTATTGTAAGGAGCATTACACATAATATCATATGTTTCTTCTACTCCACACGATTCAATTGATATAATTTTATCGTATTCAATAGTATACATATTATTCCTTAGTATTAAATGCTCTAGAGCATGTTCTTTCTTTGAAAGCAACTCTAAGTTATCAATAGAATTATTAGAAGTATTTCCATCTTTATGGTGAATTTCCATAGAACTATCTGAAAATATAAGATTTGAAGGATTATTAATACATTCTATTAGAAAGTCCTTTATATTTGTAAAACCGTTTAAATAGGCATCATACACAGCACGTTGTTCTAAACATTCTGCATAAACATTATTATTTATAATTTTTAATCGAGCATTCGGATAATTAAAAAACTTTCCTGTAATACTTTTTCTATAATGACTCTTTTTAGGTTTTATTTTACTTTTGAATCTAGATACTAAAAGATCTCCAATATGTAAATCAGATAGTGATTTATAGTGTTCTTCTGATTTATTTCCTATATGTGTTAAAAATTTATGATCTTTAGTAGCCTTTATTTTTTTACCAGATTCTGTAGTAATTTCAAATACTTCCTTCTTTCCGCTAAAAATAACAGCATTAATTTGTGTTTTCCCAATTGTATTTAAATCTTCTTTATAACATTTGATATAAGATGGAATTTTTTTATTCCATTTACCATTTCCAGTAAATAAAAGATTATATTTTTCATATAATTCTTTTATCGTATACTTTCTAGAACTACTTCTTTTTCCTCTATTAACTTCAATAATAGTATCTGCAGATAGACATCCTGATAATCCGGCAATGGTTATAATTCTATTCCACTCCAAGCCTTCAAATAGGGCATCATTTAGTTTTTTAAACGAAGTTTTTAAAGAGGGTGCTTCACCCTTCATTCTTTTCTTTATAAATACTTTAGCATCATCTATTTTTTTAGAATAATGAGCCACTGGTAAACTCGGCTTAAATGAATTCTTTTCCATATTCTGAGAATGTTGTATTATTTTCAGATATAGAAGAACTCAATAGATATGTTTCGTTAGTCAACCATGTAACTGGTGACTGTAGATATGATAACTGATTCTCTTTAACGGAATTCTTTTTTCTAAAATCTACTTCTTTTTGTAAAGCAAGTAGTAAAAATTCTGGTGTTACTGCCTTTTTATTTACGGCATTCATATATAGAGCTTTAGCTTTAGCTTTTGATCCAGTTCTAATTAATCTTCTAGCTCCGTAATTACCGTGAGCATCGTTAGCTGGAAAGTTATTCCACCAGTTTTCAAATTCGGTATCAATATTATCATTGTTTTTTTCTGTAAAGAATATCTCTTTACATAATTGAGTACCTTCTCTAGTAATGTTCCGTGAAGCTGTTAAAAATTTATTTAAGATTAGTTGGTCATATTCCTCAGCAGCAGGTCTATAATGAGTTAGTGATTTTGTTCCTGTACATTTACAGTACAATATCAAAGCTTGATCTAATGTCAAATTGTATAGAATTATCTTATCTAAGATAAATTCGTCAATCATGTATTTGTATTATAATTGTATTTTCGGTTAAAGTATCAATTTTGTTTGAATATTTTTTAGAGGAATAATACCTTCTTTCAATAGTTCATAAACACGTTTTGAAGCCTTATAAGCTAGCACTTCTGGAGGATGGTCTTTAGAAATATCATCTACTGTAGATATAATTTGTGCTTCATTTTTATTTTTATATACTTTATAAATAGCATATCCTCGACCATTTGTGCTAACATTTATATAAATATCTTGTATTGGATGTTTAATTATGACTTCATTTTTAGGATCATGTGAAGATAAAGCACATATCCTGCAATATATTTTAGGCTTGTATTGCTCTATAGGATTGTCTGTAAATTGTGTTAAATCATTAATTAATTCTGTGCCACATACTTCGCAGTTGGGTCTATCTATCAGGTTTCTACATCCAGGATACTTTTTATAGAAACAAGCAGGACATGCATGTTTACCTTTTGTATGTAAAGTACATCTAGAGTTATATTCATGATTAGCTATAGGATATCTGTTACTACAATTTGTACAAGTATCTGTATAGCCAATATGATTTGTCAATGTGGTGTTGTGACTTAACAAATAATCGTTGCATCTATCACAAACTTTAACAATACCTCCATAACTATGTAAGGAATCTCCTGAAGGAATTTCTAAATCCCATGGGACACCTATAAACGAGTTTGCACAGAATATACAACAGTCTGATTTCTTTCCACCTTCTAGATAATCAAATTTGTCTACGGGTAGGAAAAATAATTCTGAATAATCTCTTAGATTTTGTAATCTTTTCTTTTCCACATTAAAATTTAATTCTATTTGTCCCCGCACTAAATGATTTTCAATAGCATTATGACAATCTAAACATTTGAATGTATTCTGCTCTGGACCATTATCGGAGCTGGTAAAAGGCATACTATCATGCTCCATCCCACAGAATACGCAAAACATTGCATCTGGACCGTCTGGAAAATAACGATCGATATCTTCAGGAATTACATTATCCTGAAGATATTTTTCTAATCTATGTGATAAAGTCATGCTTAATAGAATTTACCCATTGTGAAGAAATATTTTTAGTACGATTAGTAACCCAAATCATTTCTTGTGTATTATCACAAGCTAGATTTATCATTACAGGTGTTTTACCTTCTTTGTATCTGTTAATACGTCCTATCATTTGTATACCAACTAATTCTGTTGAAACCCCAGATGCACATATTGCAGCATCCAAGTCTGGTAAGTTATATCCTACATTTAAAGCTTCAGCAGATACTAAAACTTTATACTTAGGGTCTGAAATAGTGGCTAAAACTGCAGCCCTATCGTTATCTTTCATATTAGAGTGGTACGCTAGTGTAAGAATACCTTCAGAATTCAGCATTTGTGCTAAATCTTCTACAAATTTAATTTCTTTTGAAAATACTATCCATTTTTTATCTGGAAACTTTTTTATTAAATCAATGCATACTTTCTTTTTAGATTCTGCTCTATAGCAAACCCATTTACGCATAGACATTGATGACCAGTAAGCTTTTCCTACTTTGTGTAATGGATGATTAACCGCTCTAGAAGCATCTGCAGCTAAATCAAATACATCCATATCTTGATATAGAGTATTATTTTTAATTGTTTGTGCTAATTCGATTCTAGCTTTCTCAAACATCTTATTATATATAACGTATCTTGCACGTTCTCCAGCATTAAGTTTAACTTTTAAATTAAACACTTGGAAAGCAGGAACAATTTCTTGTGCTACACATTCAGCTAGAGATATACTAAAGAATACTGGAAGACGTTCTAATAGAACATCTAAATGATGTTCGTTATGCTCTGGTAGAGTTGCTGTTAAGCCTAACATATAGTCACAAGGAATATCTAAAACTTTCCCATGAACATCAGATAAAGCCATATGGACTTCATCTATAATAATAAGATCATAATGATCTTCAAATTTATATGCAGTTTGTTTGCATTCAATTGTAATATTTAACTTTCCTAAGCCGAGTAATTTAATTTCAGCTGGCCAACTATCATCTTTAAGAACCGTAGTAGGAGTAACTATTAAGCAAGACTTAATATCTTTAGACTTAAATAAGTTTTCAGCAATCTGTAAAGCTACTCTAGTCTTACCAACTCCTGTTGGAAGCACAATAGTACTCCTACTAGGTTTCTCTTTAATGTATTTGGTAATAATTTTTTCTTGTAATTCGGATTTCTTATCCATCATAGTCATTAATACATGTATCGCATATACCCATTTCAATGTGAGCGAAATTAGAGTTACATACAGTACATATAGTATATTCGGATTCGTGTTCTTCACAAATACCATTTGCATTTGCAGTATTATGACATCGAGGAATTATACATTCTGGCGGCCTATTTCTAGCAGCACAATTTTCACAATATCCTCTAAAATCTGTGTAAATTTTCATACAAATATCCCCACAATTAGTACAGATAACTGATTCTTTACAAATATCACATTCTGCAGAGTTGTCATCGCTATAAAAGAAACTACCACATTTTACACATCTTTTTGTACAAAGCCTGCATGTAGATTGTTCTGGAGAACTTGGTAAAAATATCTCCTGACAAGATTCACAAGTATCCAAATCAGTTTGATTTGCATTGCAACAATCTTCACAAATTGTTCTACCATTAAATGGTACTTGTAACGTGTATTTTACACCACAATTATCACAAGTATGCAAATCTTCTTGTTTTTGTAAATCTAAATTTCTTTTAAAGGCTAAACAATCTTCACATAATAGTGAACCTTTGTATTCATGTAAAGATTCGTAAGGATAATGAACAGATTTGCTACAATTATCACAAACTTTTGAGCAAGTTTCACACACTTCTCCAGCTATTGGTACTATTGAAGTATGACATATAGGACATCTAAATTTAGGACAATCCGGACTTGTACATTTACCGATAGTATGAGATTCGCAATTGTCACCCAATTCACAATGGAAACTGGGTGTCGTTAGTTTCCCACTTCAGCTATCTTTGGTAAAGTAAGACCAAAACCTTCACCATTTCTAGTCGAAGCTGCAAATAGGTTATAAATCTTCTTACGCAATTCTATTTTCTCTGCTTTTTTAGCGTCTGCAGCAAGTTTATAAGAAGTCCTATCAAATTCTTCAATCTTTTCAACCATTGCTGCAATATTAGAACTTAAACGAGCTTTTGCTCCAGTTTCTAATGCATTGTGAATATTGTGTGCAGCTGTAATTTTAGACTTCTCTACATCTTCAGCTAAAGAACCATTTGAGTATCTCTTGACAAGCTTTGTAATAGGATCTTTACTATCCTTAGAATTATCGTTCTTATTTTTATCTCCTTTATCTTCTTTCTTATCTTCTTTTTTAGCTTCTTTCTTATTGTAAATTATAAAAGCTCCATCCAGTACAACTAGAAAATAGTGAGCAAATGTTACATAGATTGAAGTAATCATAGGGTATTGCATAGCACCAGACGGTGAGAACATTGGCGATAACCCTATACTTTGATAATATGACGACATGTCATTAAATGGATTTAAATCCAAGATGTATAAACTTAATAATTGAGTCTGTTTTAGACCATTTGCAATTAGCAATACATTTATATATGGTAGCGCGATTGTTCCGAATACTGCCATAATAAATATAAACAAGGTAGCTGCTCGCTTTTTATTCTCTTTAGCAAATAAATCTGCAAAGAATGTTGGTAACATCAAACCACAAGTTATGGCAGCAATTGCTATAACCATATGGGACAATATCCTAGCTAGAGGATTCACTTGTACTTCTCCTGAAGGAGTAATTGAAGCAGCCATAAGAGCTTCAGCAAAATTTATTATAAAACAAGTTATAATAAATACAGAAACTTTCTCTCTAAGAAACAAGTTATTCACTATGTCTCCGAAAGTAAGTTCTGGATTCTTTTTTATTAGTGTTCTAGCCCACCATATAACGCCAAGTAGCATAGCTAAACCTAGCATGATGATAGTGGAATAACTGGTCACTACACCTTGAACATCTTGATTATCCATTGTGAATGTTATTTAATTAAAAATTCAGAAATTTTTGGTACTGCAGTCATAGGCAGTTTTTTTACGAATACTTTTCCAGCATTCTCCATAGAGCGCTTTAATATTTTAGAAACTCTATTACTAATAGAAATGTCACACTCAACATTTATTTCATCATGGACTATATTGACGATATATGCTCTATTTGACCAGCCTAGTTTTTCCATTTCTTTGTCAAATAATACGGCAGCCAATTTTGTCATAGAACCACCAGTCCCTTGTATTCTAAAGTTTTGTGCATCTCTTTCATACCCACCTTTTAACTTAAAATAAGTACTCCACACTTTAGACGGAATCTTATACGACGGGTGAAGAAGTAAAGAATTATTTATAAATTGCTCTACATTTTTAAATTCATTGTAATCTTGTAAATATGATCTTCTTTTTGTTACACTATCTATTAAATGATACCCTTTAGATAATGCAAACTTTTGTTGTTTTTCAAAATATAGTTTAAGAGCAGGATATGATGTGAAAAACATATTAATCCACTCTTGAGCTTGTTTCATAGAAACTTGTGCAGAGTCTGAAATTTTATGAGCAGATGCGCCGTAAGCTATTGCAAAATTTAACATCTTAGCAATAGGTCTATTTTGTGATGTTACTTCACCAAACATTTTTACAGCAGTGAAGCTATGGAAATCCCCATCACCATTTATAACAAAATCTATCATACTTTCTTCATTAGCATATTCTGCTAATATACGACTTTCTTGTGAAGAATAATCACAAACGATAAATGTTTTGTTTTTCTCTGCTACAAAGCATGCTCTAAACTCTTCAGTTGCAGGAATATTCTGCATATTAGGATCAGAAGAAGATACTCTACCAGTGTTGAGTATTTGATAAATATCAGTATGAACTCTTTTAGATATAGGATTAACATTCGTTAAGAACTTAAATCCGTATGTGTTTACTGCAGTTTGTAATTTTTTGTAAGATAGATAGATAGGTAAAATATCGTATTTAGATTTATACTTACCTACATGTGCTTTACCTACAGTATTTTTATACACAATTTCTTGACCTATAGAATTCTTTTTATCAATAATCTGAATTGGTATATCTAATTCTTTAAACAAAGGTACGATTTGTTTGGAACTATTCCAATTAATTCCTAAGTAATGTTCTAAATTATTATCAATTAAATAACGGTTTAGTTGGTATTCTGTATCTGCTAATTGTTTTTTATTTTTGGCTAATAAATCTAGCCATTTTTGAGGATCTAATTTGATACCTCTTAATTCCCATCTAGCTACAACCTTAGTAAAATTGTTTTCAAGGCTAACTGTTTTAGTTAGTTGATTTTCTTTAACTTTCTTTAATATCTTAGGATATGCTAATGACGGTATAACAACGTCTGCAGCAGAATACTTAATTAACTCTAAAGTAAGATCATCATAAGCAAGCTTTTCATAATCTTTTACCGTATTCTTTGATACATAATTTTCGAATAAGCTTAATTGCTTCGAATTTAAATTTAAATTTAGATATTTTTCTGAGATGGCTGCTAATGACCACGAAGCTTTTAAACCACAATTCAACACAGCTTCAGCTAAACCTATATCATATATATTTTCTAATTCTACACCTAAATGATGTTTAATCATTTTAAAATCAAACTTAAGATTTACTCCTAGTTTAATAATAGATTTAGAAGTTAGAATTTTAGATATAAGTCCTATGTTAACATATCTAGTATCTATTACGAACTGTTGATTCTCATCACCAATCTGTAATGATATTAGCATAGAAGTATACGGATCTAAACCAGATCCTATTCCTACATATAGTGGATGTACCGAGGTCTCAGTATCTACAGTAACTACCTTACATTTTCTAAGATAAGAATATGCTTGATTAATTGTAACATTTTCTACACCTTCTACTGAATAAGGAGCTATTAATTTTATTTTGGATAAATCCATTAAGAATGATTAAAACATCATCTTCGGTTAAATGTCTTCAGCTAAAATTCTTTCGACATTTCTATAACGTATTCTTGTTAAAAGTTGGTATGAACTAATAGTTCCTGGGTTTATGGTAAATTTCTTACCATTCTTCTCTCCAGTCTCAATAATGCCTATATTTAGTAAGGCTTGACCAAAATGAGTTTTTGGGTTATCTTCTAGGTATTTGGTTAGAAATTGTAATATTTCATTGTTACATTCAACAATGGTAGATTTCTGTTTTTTGGGATGACTCTCTTCCTTTTTGGATGGCTTCATTATCATATAAACAATTAGTACGATAAGTAGCATTCCTAAGAAGTAAATAATCATCTCAGGATTTTCGTTTGCCCACATTTTAAGTTTTTCCATAATTATTGTTTTTGAATTTCCCAATTACCAGAAGGGATCTCTGGAAAAGACCCTTTAGGAGATTGATTAATTACGTTAAGAAGTCTATTACCGGCTATATAAATAAAAGCTTTTTTGCCTTCACTAATAAAATAAGAATGTAAATCAAATAAATTGTTTTCTCTTGTGTCGTTATAGCCTTCTAAAATATTAATTGTATTTAATACTAATCTTGTAACTTTATACAATTCTCCATGTATTTCTGGACCGTTTTCATCAAATACTAATGCTGGATATTGATTGTATATATTCAATAGCTTAAACGTTCCTTGACGTATTGTTGTTTCTTCAATAAATTCAGATCCTTTTACATCTAGATATCTGTGATTACTACCACCTCTTTTTAAAGTTCCGTAAACAAATACGAAGATATCCTCTTCTTGTTCTTGTTTGTTTTTCTTTTTAGGCATATTACTCGATTAATAAATTAATAATAGATTTTTTTAACTCGACTAATTTTTTAGTAGCTGCATTTTTTTCAGCAACTTTATTTTGAAATTTCTTTTGCCAATTAAGTACAGCAATTTCGTAGTTTTTACAAGATTCTTGTAAAGATGTGTTTATTGATGCTAATTCTTCATTTCGTGCAACTGCTTCTCTAAGACTTGCTTTGTAGCTTTGATGAGTCTCTTCTGCAGTTTTTTTAAATTCTGTAAAATCTGTTTTACAATTTTCAAATTTCTTCTGCCAATTAACTATAGCAATTTCATAGCTTTTACAAGCATCTTGTAGGGCTGTGTTTTTTAATGTTAATTCTGAAACTTCTCCATTAAGTCTTTCAACTTCTTTTTTTAATTCTTCAGTTTTCTTTTCAAATTTATCAACTAATTCTTTCTCAAAATTTTCTGTAATTTTAACAATATGTGCTTCAGCTCTTAGCCTTCCTTCGATTTCAATTTTTATAGCTTCTTTCAAACTACGTACTTCATTTTCTAACATAGTTTTCTTCTTTACCCTTTCAAAGTATTTATTTTTTAAACTTATATTTTCTGATGCTAGTCTTGAAACTTCTTCTGAAAGCTTTTCGACTTCCTTTTTCAATTCTTCAATTGCAGCCATAAGGTAATTTTTATTGTTAGTAAATCTCTTTCCCGTTTACCTTAAGAAATGAATCTTTAGGTAGTTTATCCAGTTCATCAATTTCTTTGTTTGCTACTGGACCTATTTTATGTAGTACTCTAACTTTGTACGTGCTAGATGCATTTGGTATTGTACCGTCTACGAATTCTACTTGGTATCTATCAAAGCGATAGACTAGTTGTTTTTGAGTAGGTGATTCGTATTCTGTTTCAGATTTGAGAATAATAGGCAGGCCAAGGCTAATCAATTTGACTAGCCTGGCTTTCCCTATCAATTCAGTTTGTAATTCGTCGTGGTAAATATTTACAACCTCTCCAATCATATTATAACTTATACATATGAATGTGCAATCCAGTCGCACGTCTATTTTCAAATATATATTCACTAAATCTATCTCTAAATTCGTCTAATCGACGAGATCTAGGTTTATCTTCCACGTAAAAAGAAAGCTTATGGTCTTGCAGCCATTCTAGGCCCCCGGGGCTTATAAGCCATTCTAACATATTGCGGCCATGTTTATCCATGTTGATATCGATGGCTTCGCCTGTGGAGTGTTTGGAGTGCTTGCAATAGAGCCTCCGCATTGAGGTTATTAAAACACTTCCAGGTCCATTATAAGATTTAAGTGCTTTACATAGCGAACTATGTAAGTATCTGTCAACGTTAGATGCTACTCTAAATCCTTCAAAAGACATTATTGACGATTTTTTGGATTTATTGATCTTGCGATTCTTAGCAACGTTGTCAGATTTTTTATTTGAACGGTTTTCGTGCTTCTGGACAGTAAGTTCTGCTAAGGAGTCCACATTACATTGATAGTAATCTATAATCTCTAACAATTCATCTGTTTTTTGCACAGTCATTTGATGGGTTTCTTTAATTTCTGTATACAAATAAGTACAAGTTGCTAATAGCAGCATATTCATAAATATAGATACTAATTGAAATTGAGAAAGTTTGAATTCTTTAATCTTGGATTCTATTTTCTCTGTAACCCATTTTGAAGCTAAATACATAATATTAATTTAAGTAATTTCAAAACACACTTTAAACTGATCTGTTTCACCCTCAGCAGGCGCAGACATTTAATATCTGCGGTCAGGTGTGTATAGCATACGAAGAGCCTTGTCAGTTCAAAGAATCTCTGCTTTTTGGAAAGCAGGATTATTGTGATTCCTCGGTGTGAACTTTTCAACGTATACTCGATTGGATGGCGTAGTATCTCCTACGATTTTTGGCACCCAAACCGAATCTTTAATCCCATCTCTTCACGAGCCTGAGATATATGCTCTTTTATAATATAGAAGTTTTCCTTCTTTATTTGTAATTTGTTTAATACCGTCTAGACCGTATCCGATACCTAGCGGCTTGTGCGTTTGTACGTCTCGAAGAACTAGAAATTGGTTTGCGGCTATTAGATCCACTATTCATTGTTCTAGCTTTTTCGGCGTTCAGTTCTTCTTCACGTTTTCTTTTGAGTAATTCATTGCGTTTAATTTTTAGTTTAGAAATTGGTTCCAAGTCAGAAGCTGTAACGACTTTGTCAACTACAGCTTTAGTTTTTAAATGTTTTTGTCTTTTTAAATACCAGTTTTGTAATACTGGATGAGTTATCACATCAAAGATGTGTATATCTGATTCTATAGGTTTATCAAAATCGTATGCGTATTGGCATAAACACTGTAACGCTAAAATCCAATTTTCTAATTGATAAATATCAGAGGTTGCATTTACAAATCTGAATTCTTGAAAATTTGCATTAGATTTGGTTGGATATAAAGCATTATATTTTACATCATAATGATTAAACATATAATTAATGACGTCATTTATTGATGTATAACGAGAAGTAAAAAATTTACAATAATCATTATCTATTCTGTGTCTTGGTACTATATGTGTAAATCCAGGTTCCAAATATACAAATAAAGTTAATAGTCTGGTAAGATATTGCCTTTTATTTGCAATATTTAATGTCGGAAGTTTGAAGTTTATATGCAATCCACATGAAGGGTTAACAAACATACAAGGATTCCCATCATTAGCTTTAACTTTGAAAAGAAAAAAAGCTTTTCGCAATTCTTTGAAATCATACAAAGCTGGTGTAGAAAATTCTATTTTATAAGCAGCTGTAGAAAGTGTTAAGCTAATTTCTTCATCCAAAGTTGGAGATTTTGTAATACGTTTAATATTACTGGTAAGGACTTTTAGGTATTCCTTAGTTTCAGCTAAACTGTTTTTTATATCTTCCGGTACTTTTTCCATATCTTCAGGAGATAATGTATAATTAACTGCCGCATCCCCTCTATAATTTAAATTATTTATACTTTTTGTATCTATTGTATATGGAAACTTACCTTCAGTAGCTAATTTCTTTAACTTTTCTTCATCTACTCTAATACTACCATCATGATGTAGATACCAATAAGGATATGGGTATAGATCGCCACTAGAACCGCCACTACTATTAGGATTTATAGAACATCCAACAGATTTCATTAATTGCCTCATTGTAATACGATCATAAGCCGTCCAAGCTTCTATCTCTACGTATGGTAAAAAGTTTGTATCGATTTTAGGTCTAGGGTTTTGTCTAAGGAATTTAGCTAACTCAAGACGAGTTAATTCATCCTCTAATATTTTTCCGTCTTCTAAGCATTTTAAAGCTTTTTCAGTTATGTTCGGCATTATTTTTCAATTTGTAAAGTGAAGAAATTCTCTTTATCAGATTAGAGTATTTTGAAGGTTCAAGTAGAACAAAGTCAATAAAATTTTCTTTAAGTAAGTTATTATTTGAAGACTTTTTACAAAAATGTATTAAAGCAAATCCAAACTCTACAATGGAATTAAATTCTTCTATATTTAGTGTAGATCCGAACCAACGAACCTCTAAGCATCTTCTTCCACACTTTGATGCCCATAAATTGAAAACACTATTAAAAGAAGTTTTATGATTATCATCCTTAAAGAATTTTACAATTTGATCTCTGTGATCAGAAAAACTTCTGAAAACTATTCTTGGATCTTCTGTACCGTAAGTATTTCCTAAAAAGGAGTTCATATCGGTCAATATTTGAGCACCTCTTTTTCTAGAGGACATCCGGATCATAAAATCAATGTTATTAAATGCGAATTCGCATAGTTTTTTGATTACTAACGCTCTTTCCCTGGCATTTTTGCCTAAAAAATCATAATCAATATTAAGATGTATTCCGGCAGTCAGCTTCTCATCAGAAAATCCTAAGCTTTTTGCTGTTTCCATGAATTTTTTAAGATTGTCTTGAAACCTTGAATTTTTATAAAGAGTCAAACATCTTGGTGCAATATTAGCTTCTACACCACCACCATCTAAAACAAAGTCTTCGTGTAGTGGAAATTCTTCTTTAAAATATGGTATTAAAACGTTTAAAATAACATCGGCACTTGGTTTTATACCTTCTGCAACTAATTTATTTGTTGTAATCCACTGCCAAGTAGCACGTTTTTGTATGTGGTCTGGATCGTAAGCAATTTCATATTCAACTGAAATCATATCAGGATCAGAATTAGTTACATATCCAGTATATTTACCTAAATTAATTTCCTTTTGCATTTTTACTCATTATTTCGTTAATCAATTCGTGAGTAATTAAATCACCAATAAGACTTCCAGTTTGTTTGAAAGTCGATGATGATAATAAGTTGTACATCCTTTCGGGATGATGTTGTACTCCAGCTATAGGGAGTGTTTTATGCTTAAAAGCTTCTACACATTCTACATTATCAGCACTACCAGCACCACTAAAAGCTACAGCTTCTAGATCAGAGCCTAAAATACTAACAGCTTGGTGATGAGAAGTATTTACTTTATACTCGTGGTTTTTTGATTTGATAATATGCAGTCCTGTATTTACATCATGACCGTCTATATGAGCATACATTTTTGAGCCGAAGTGTGCAGCTAGTAGCTGAAAGCCTAGACATATTCCAAATATTGGAATCTTGTGTTCAATATAAGAATCTAATAGAAATGTTCTAAAAAATTCAATATGTGGATCAGTCTTACCATGTTGATAAGATAATTTTCGACCTAAGAATGCTTTATTAGTAGCACTCAGGTCAGCACCTCCAGTAATAATTAATAAGTCAAGATCACCTCGAAATTCATCCGGCATTACAAGGCGAGGATTGCCTTTGGTGGCGGCAAAATCGAGATATTGTGACATGGAGTGATTGGAGGTATGTGGTGAGAATAGAACTCCGACAGTTCTTCCTGAATTTCCCGATCCCTCTTTGGAGGTGGGGGTAATGATTTCGGGGACGAACGGACTAACAATGGTTTGTGACATACCTTAGAATTGGGTTTTGGTTTTTTAATGAATCTTTTAGTTTTTCCTACGTAATCAACCACAGGTTTAACTGCGATAATCGTAGGCTCCGGGTCATTAGTTTCAATATCAAATACTTCAACTAACGTGTCTAAAGCTTCTTCTCTACTGATCATACGCTATTTATTTAATTCTTATTCTCTCTCCTGGAAAAACAACGAAATTTTCTCTATTTTTTACCTTAGGATTGAGATTTAATAATGTTCGAACTTCAATACATTTTGAATCTGCTAACAGCTTTAAGTTTTCACCAGCTTTTATAATGTGGTATTCAGTACCATTTGATGTACAGACAGTATTGTTGGATGGTTTTGGTATTATAGGCGCTTTAGCATAAAATTTGTTTTCTCCTAGTTTAACATAAGATACTTTAGAATTCTTTAATCCGATTTCGAAATTAATTTCTTTATTGGTTTCGGATGTTAAAGATGTTTTTAGAATGTTATATTCAATGGTTAAGTTTCGTGTCCACGGTTTGGAGACTGTAAAATCACAACCCATAGTAATAGCCATGTTTTTATCATATTGCTGTAATGTCAGTTTTGTAGCATCTAAAAGGAAATAGAAAACTTTATCTGACTTATAGCCGTTATTAGCTGTGGGTAAATAGTGATAAAAAGTTAAAGATTTGTCTAAGACAATATTTTCTTTAATTTCTAAGTTCAAGGTTGAGTTTGAGGATTCTGGCTCTGGTGAGGATTCTGCAATAGGTTGAGGATCTGGTTGCTTAGGTGCAACTTGTGTTGGAAAGGTGTTTTCCGAGCCATTTGTTAGTGATGATACAAAGGAAGTATCAACTACAGGTGTAGAATTCTTAAAAGAATTGGGAGGTGTTGGCGTACATCCTATTAAAAATAGGAAAAATATAACAACATTACGCATAATTAAAGAATTTTAATGGTATATCAAGATAGATGTTTTCAATGTTAACTATTTTAACACGTAACTCATCTAATTTATCTGCTATGGCTAATTCTAGCCTTTTATCACTACCGTCTCTTTTAGACATATGTATATCTTCAAAAATGTATTCGTTATAAATGTTTTCTTTTACGTTATCTGCAGAGCTTGCTTGAGGATGCCCTAAAAATTGAACTACATGTCCACTAAAATGATCTTTGCTTAACTCTAAAGGTTCTGCATAACGAACCTCAGTTTCATAGTGTTTATCCAAATTTATTACTTTATAGACAGATTTATCTTTAGCATAATTTCCTCTCATGTGAGATCTTTCTAAAATGTTTACAGTACCTCTTATCAAATCTGGTTTCCCTAATTCATAAAATGGATCGTTCAGCACTCTATACTTAGAGGACAACATGTTTTTACTAGGAATTATATAATTAAATGGGGGATCCATGTAGTTAAATAATTTAGAATGTAATGGATATCTAATAACCCATTTACGCCAATTGAAATTGACATGCATTTCAGCATCTTCAGCACTATAGTGAACAAAAATACCACAAGCTTCTTTTGGATTTATGTGTGACAATGTAGGCAATTCTTTTATTTGTACAAAATCTCCAATACTAATTGGAATAATGTTTTTTGAATGCAATAGTTTTGTTACTCTATCTGCCATTAGTTTTGTTTTCGAGTAAACAAACAGGGATAAAAAGATAAGTATAATTATATACAATTTTAGCCCAAATATCTGGAGAATCTGTTATTTCTCCTTTATAATCTTCAGCCTTTTGAGTTCTCATATTTGGCATTTTATGAAAAGAAACTATCTCGCCAGATATAGGCGGATTAGCATTATCAATAGTTCCAAATATCAAATTTCTAGGAATCGTAAACAGCGTTTTTCTGTCTGTTATTGTTTCGGCAATATCTTTCCTATAATTTCTTAAGGTATATGCCCAATAATACGAGGTTTTGTTTAACGCATGTTGTGTTAATCTCCCACTTTTTGGGTTTTCTGGATCCTTAGCTGTAGAAATTCTATAAGGTCTTATAAGTTTTACTGTATCTCCTATTTTCATTATAATTCTTTTAAAGTTTCTATAGGCAAGTAGCCATAAACACTATGCCCATTTACTATGACTACTACTTTGGCGTATAATCCGACTTCATCAAAGTCAGCACCTTCGTAAGTTTTAAATTTTGTAATTTTCTGTTCGTGGGTTTGTTCTAATAGGTCTATACATTCTACCAATTCCACTAAATAGAACGGACCATCCAAAGTTTTAGAATCTGCTGGAAGATAACAGAACCAAGTTCTTGGCAATTCGTCTTTAGTGCTAATTTGCCACACTAAATCATACTTACCTAATACAGAATCAATTAAACATTCGGCATGAGCTATTGCGTATTCTTTAGCTAATGTAACAGTTTTCATGTAAAGATACATTTTATTTATGACAAATTGTATTTTTTCAACAATATTAATGGCAAAGTAATATAAAAATTATGTAAAGGCACAACTGTTACTATTTTTGCTGAATAATATGTTGTATACGTACTAGTCAGTATAGCTTTTGTTAAAGCTCTGTGATGATTTTTACTAAAAATCTGCACAATTTCACCTATTATAGTGTTTTTTCCAATAAAAACAGATAAACTATTATCTGAAAAGTTGCTGTCTAACTCAAAAATAATATCATATGGTATAGAATATTCTTCACCTGTAGCGTCATCTTTATAAACTCCACAATTTAGGCGGTCATCCCATCTCAAATAGAGATCTTTCTGAATAGTTACTGTATCACCTGCTTGAAATAATATAGCAGACATAATTTTTATACATTTAAATAAAAGAATTATAGGCCGGTTATAATAGACCGGCCTATTTTTACTAATTTCCTAATACTTTAAAGTAAGTAGTTTAACTACATTCAAAAGAGTTTATCTTACGGTATTTTTTCTTTGTTCAATCATAAAAAAGATTATCCACATACTTGCCGAACCCCATCCAATCATTCCAGAAATATTATTTTTATATACATCTAGTAGACAGTTTGCAATTGCCAGAAGTAGATTCACTATATCAAATGTTGGTATTTTCTTTTCCTTTTCACTTAAGATGTATTGTAGATTTAACTAAGATTATTTTAAAAACAGCCGGCTAAAAACTTTATGAGACCCCTTACAGGGTCGAATACTACGAATAGCTTAGCCCCAACTAAGTTTGGACCTTAACCAGGTTAATTAACCGGCTGAATGTTTTGTACCCTCTTTGTTTAGAGACTGCCCTTTTACTTCTTACAGAAGCTATTGTATACTAACCCGATGGTACGTTTGCCCGAGACAAGGGCGTCACTTCGGGCGAGCTACAAAGAGGGCTTTGCTTATTTCTTCCTGTTAGCAATAATAGGAACAACATTGTCCTTTAGCTTAGGAGGAGTTTGTGTTTTTTCAAGTTTTGTACCTTTAGATTGCACAGCCTCTTTCAAAGCATCTGCAATTGGTACAGGGACTACGCAATGATGAATATCTGCTAGAGTAATTTCATTCTCTAGAGCATATGGTTTATCAGCACCAGGTAGAGTATTTTTCGTTTTCAGTGTATGCTCATAGAGCTTCTGATCAAATACATCAACAATTGGATCAATATTCTCTTTAATTTTCTCAACAGCTTTATCAGCTGTAGGTTTCTTAAGAGGTGTTAAATGTATTGCAACATCAACTCTACCAGCTCTAAAAGCAGCAGGATTGACATGGCTTTGCTCAGCATTGAATATCAGAATGTACACTGTATTGTATTGACGTCTATGTTCACCATCTAGCATAGCAAGAAGTATTTGAGACGATGCTTTTGTATCATCTAATGCAATTTGAGCTTCATCAATAACCATAATGTTTAATTGACGTTCAGATTCTTTTCCTGCACTATACACATCGTTTAGTGATTGACCTTCTGGACTAATATACAAACTCTCTGATATATCTTTCGCACCACTATCAGTATTAAAGATCATAGGGGCAAAACCTTCGAATTCAGGTGTAATTACCGCTTCTACTGTTGAGGCGTTAAGATAAAAGACTTTACCAATATTCTGTTTAGATAATTCATAACATAAATAACCACCTAATACAGTTTTACCTGTACCTACAGTACCCATGATATAAATATTATGCTTAGATTGGACAGCTTTGATAATACCTTCAGAAATGTCACTGAGACTTATTCTGTGTTTCTCATTGTTGAAATCGATGGTAATATCTTCATACATTGTTCTCAAATCTTCTGGACCGTTTATCAAGCTAAATGATTTGACGGATTGAGTAATATACTCAGCTCCTCTCTTCACTATCTTGTGAATGTAGAAAATTGGATTTTTAGAAGAATTTTCAGTTTTGATAGTAACACTATGGCTCCTAACAATTTTGATAACTTCATCAAATTTAAACTTTGTTTTTCTATCATGATAGATTATAACATCACTCATGGTATTTACAAGCTTTTTAGGATCATTTGGTAAAACCTTTTTGTACACTGTGTACAACATAATGATTTTTTCTCCTTCATGTGAAATAGACAAATAGATTTTATTTGCTTTAGATTCAGGAGCAGGTTCAGCATTAGTGATAACAACGTCAGATTGAAACTCAACTTTAGATTCTGGAAATCTTTCCAAAATGGCGTCTATAGTTGGGTCGTTTAAATAATAAACTCTTTCACTCGTTCCCGATTTTTGTTGGTTTTCTACAGAAAGCCTAGTAGAGAAGGTGAACTTTTTTCGTATACCCAACAATTTGGCAGCTATATCAGCTTCTCCTAATTCTCCAAATTTATAGGAGTCTATAATATTTGCAGTAGGCATTACAGGACTAGCAATTTCTTGTTCAGCCAATTGTCGCATTTTTGCATTATGTCTAATATACATAACTACAAATACTATCACAATGATAGTGAAGAAAAATGCAAATATAGGAAAAAATATTCCTATTTGAGAAATTTCTAACAACATAATTTTTACATTTTTTATGTGAATAAATAAATACTTAAACAGAGGCCTCCCCGTTAAGAGGAGGCTTGTTTCTTAAGTTCATGAACTTTTTGTACATAACTGAGAATATCTCTCAACTTTGTGGGGTAAGATTTATCCTCAGCATAACCATAATCAACGAGGAATTGAATATACTCCTCATTGGTTTTGACCTTCTTACCACGACTAGCTTCATATCGGGACAGGTACTTCTGTTGCCATGCTATGTAGTCTTTCAACGAAGCGCTAAAATCCCCACCATAATCTGCATGACCTAGTTGTGATCCCTTAGAGAATCCCCTCTTGTTGTGTTTCATACCGAAACCATTCCCATTCTTCAAAAATACCTCTGAAGACGCATATCCTGTTTCCAAGATAAATTGAGACATAACAACTTCAGGGAATCTTGCCCCAGCATCTACTATAGGCTCGAATGCTTTGTTCCACTTCTCTATTACCGGAGTAACTCCCCGAATAACAGTAGAAATGCGTGGACGCTCAGTAAACAATATTACAGCTATTAATGCGGCTGTACAAAAACCGGCAGCGAAAGCTAATGTATTTTTCATGATGTATTTTTTTAGATGTCCTCGACACGATTTTTAAATTAATTATAATTAACATTTTTCGAAAGCAAACATTGGATATTTCACATCTGTTTTGCCTACAAATTTTAATTTTGTTTTTTCTTCGATTGCTTTTATCGCAGCTTCTATTGATTTTGCGGCAGCTGCATACTCAGTAATTAAAACTCTTAATTGATTTTCTGAATATGCGATAATTGTTGGAGAATCTTGCATTTTAGCAATAATATCATCCATAATTGGTACACCAGTGGTTACCAACTTTACTTTGTCAGCTATGAATTTCTCCTCCCCTTTGTGAAAGAATTTCTGTAGAACAAATTCTACTTTATCATTCACTTTAAACGGGATATTGATATCAAAATTCTTTCTTTGAGCAGTATAAATCATTGGAACTCCATCAATAATAGTACCAATCTTCAACATATTAATGTTGTTGTGTGGTTCTGATCTTTGGATACCTGATATTACACCGGTCTTAGTCATTGATTTTTCAGTTCTCGGTGGAACTTTGAATAGCGGAGTTTTGGGATTTTCTGGAGCAATATTCTCCACAACTTCTTCTGAAACTATTGGCGCTATTGGTGCAATAGGTTCTATCGGAGCGATATCAATTACTGGTGGAATAATTTCTTGTTTAGATTTTTCCACGTCAATGATTTTGCTCAAATCTTCGAGGGTTGATGCTACTTTTCTCGGTTTATTCCCTCCCTTGTTACGACTTCTTCTTCCCATGGTTAATGTTCAAATTTTTTAGTTTAGTTAATAATTGTGTAAAATAGCTTCCTGAGGCAGAGGCTATGGTATGAAAGGTAAGTAAAGATGCTATGCTTTCTAAAGCTTCTTTGTCTTTATCTGAAAAGCCAAATTCTTTAAAATCATTACCATAATCATGTCTAAATGCGTTGTACATTTCTACAGTTAATACCTCTTCAGTTTGCAGTATCTCTACTAGCTTAATTGTATTTTTGAGAGTTCTTTTCATCCAAGCTTTGTTTTTCGAAGCTATCGATAATTTCCTCCCATTTGTGCTCTTTAATGAGCCTTCCATAAAAAATCAAATTTTTAATTAGTAAAATAATGCTTACAAACGGTCCAAATAATACAACTATAGTCATAATTATGGAGCGTCTTACAGTTTTGGGTTTGTCAGATACATAAAATGTAATGACTTTCGAAGCAGAATAATACAAGCTGCCTAAAACCCAGATAAAAGCCATGATATAAATCATACTATCAGATCTGAATAGAGTTCTCTGGAACTGGTATACTAATAGAGCATTGATAACACCTCCAATTAGTGGCATCCATTGTATAAACTGCAATAATTTTCCTCTCATCTTTATTAATTAAGAGTTTAAAAGATTTAAATTTTAGAAGAAAACTAAATTGCTCAGATAAAATCAAAGTAAAATAGTCTGTTCTAATATTGGCTACTATAAGATCAGTTAAGTCAACTTCTTGTATAAGTTGACTGAGAGGCTTAAGAATGTCTCTAGGTCTAGCCACACATAGAGCACGCTTCTTATCCGTTGTATGTCCGATAATATCAACTATCAGATCATTTTTATAAACACCCAGGGTATCATTGAGTGTTATTTTTTTAAGCCATAAGCGGCCATCCATTAGTTTAGTCCGAAATCTACTTGCCATGATATAACCATTAAACTTTTTATAGGATGTTCTTCAAAATTTAAAGAATAAACAGAATATCCTAATATTGATAAAATAGATACTGTTTCATGCATCTTGTCAGATATGTATATAGTTACTTCAGTTTGAAATTTGTGATTTCTTGCGGCATTTCGAATTTTCATCAAAACCATTACAGTAAGAGAACTTAATGCCATTTTAGGATTAGGCGGCATATTTCTCTTGAACTTGGTATAATAAAATATGTCGGAAGCTCTCATCTTTTAGAAGACTTAAAATCCTTACAATATTTATAAAATGTATCTTTAATGCCTTTACATCGTATTTGTAGTTGTCTAAGCTCATCTACACCAAGTAATCTTTCAACTTTGTGTACTAGAACCAAATTAGGTCTTTGAGGTTTAGTTTCAACTAAAAACGGATTCAGCTTTGATACATGTATATCATATGGAAAACATAATTCTTCCAAATGTTTTCTTGCTGTAGGTATATCTATTACACTGCTACTTCCAAATAAATTCTTTATTTCTCTTGACATAACTAATTTATAAGCAACTTGTGTTTGAATACCATTAGCATCTGAAATGTAGGTTATAGTTAATGGGTGTAAATAGATAGGAGGAGATATTACAATTTTACTGTATACAATCTCTTTCTTTCTCTCTTCTGGAGTAGACCATTCTGTCTGAAATCCAGGTTTAACTTTATCATTTTCCATTAGTATTTGAATTTTAATTCTTGATTAATTTTATATAGAACGTCAAAAATTTCTGGGAATCTTTTAACAATGTTTTCAAAATTGATATCCTCAACATTATGTAAAACAAAGAAAAATATAGATATAGCATCTATATTCTCTTTCTTAATAAATTGAAATTCTAATCTTGTAACATCGTTTAACTCTTGGCACATTATTGGAATTAGAGCCTCTTTAATAGTTGAGAATTTTTTAATTCTGAACTTAAACAATAGTCTACTCACATCATCAGTAAATACTGTGAATGTAGCTAATTTTCTGTCTAGAGTCGGGCTGAGCTTCTCAGCTTCATGGATTAACTTAAATAGAGCCATGATTTTATTTTAATTAGTTAATAAATAATTAAAGAGAGTTATAATATTTTTCAACATGAAACTCTCCAAATCCAAGATACTACTTTTCAGTTACTTCATCTAATTCATCGATATGCCAATTAGGCTCATAACTCAGTTTATCCTCTTCAACTTCTTCAAGAGGTTTTTTAGATGAAGTAACTACATATTCATCCCAATCTGTTAATTCCCAGTATTGAGATATTTGCTGTAAAGCTGCTTTCCATTTAAGAAAAGCTAATGGAGTTTTGATATCTGCATTGAAATTGAACTTCTTAGATTCATAAAATTCTCTGGGAGACATCCGTCCTGATAAAGTATAAGAATACGAAGTTGGCAATTCTCCGCGCATAACTACAACATTCTTATAATCTTTTGATAATGTAACTTCTATTGAAGGAACATAATGTTCGTAGTAATCTACTACGAATCCTGACCCTTTCTGCAACTTGTGACATTTGATGTTGTAAGATAGACCTTTTTTAATGCCTTTTTTGAATTTATCTGGTACTAAAATAATGTGATCTTTTCCCAAGATATTAGTTTGACCAATTGTGGCACCGTTTTTAAGGGATTTAAAGAATACGATATTAACAAAATCGTATTGTCTAGGATTTTTTTCCATGATTTTTATTCTTTTTAAATGTTTTATTGATAGATTTTATAAATTCAGCATCTTGTTTTGATTGTGGTACATCTGGGCACATAGATGCTAATTTGTCCCAAGTGTTAAATGCAGATTCATTGTTAGAGTCGCATATTATCTGGATCCTTGACCCAGACAGTTTAATTTCTGGTAGAACGATTTGCATATCCTTTTTGTATTAAGAATATTAATTGTGAGTTAATTAATCTGTCTAGAGATTGTTTAGCAGCTAACAATTGTTTTGAATTCTTAACATTAGAGTTAAAATACTCATTACATTGTGCCATTTGTCGTTTGACATCAATTTCTGGTAATACTAAATCACCTTTGATTTTATGGTCAATGTGATAGTCAGATATTAAATACTGTAATTGTATTCCTGTTGTATCTAATAGGAATGTTTTTGATGCATTGTTAATTTGAATTATGGAAGTATCTATATTTACATAAAAAGATACCTTACCTGTTGTAGTCACAACTACTGGAACCTTTGATTTAAATGGTACAGTATAATTATAAGTACAAGAGTCATTAACATCAAATTCACCGTGTATTAGTCTGAGCTTCTCAAAGAAGTCAGTTTCAGTATGTACATATGTAGAATCAGACAATTGCGGTAACAGGAATCTCTCAGGTATAACCTTAACTAGAGTTTCCATTGCAGTTTTAGGTGAGTACAAATAGAATAGCGCAAATGCACCAATTCCTAAGAACACCCATGTTATTACTCTTTTCATGTTTTATAAGGATTAAAGGGTTCAGGTGGTCCAATAAGTGCTTCTGCTAGTATAACTATTATACATAATAACAGCACAAATAATACTGTGCTGCCTATAGGAGACATTTCTTTAATTGTCTCCCATTCTCCAAACTTTTTAGAAGAGTGGATAGTATAATTTTGTGGTTTTGTTGATGGGCTTGTATATACTGCTAAAGCAGTCCCATCTTTGTATACATCTATAATTTGTACTCTCTTCTCTATAGTAAATATTTCGGAGTTGTATATTAGCATCATTAATAGAGAAATAATGACACATACTCCAAACCTTTTGAGCATTAGATTTTATTTTAGATAAAAAAATGAGGGTGAGAACATATCCCCACCCTCTAGAAAAATCCGGGTTATGCTTTTGCAGTCAATCTAGCTCTTGTTTTAGCTAGTTGAATTTTTAAGTCAGCTGGAAGCATTTTGATGTCAGCAATTTCAGCATGAGAAGCTAACTGAAGAACTAAACCAATGTTCGCCATCAAATTTGATGGATCATTGTTTAACTCATCAGTGATTTCAGCAAGATAGAATTGACCTTCTTCTTCATTTTCTTCTTCACTATCATCTGCTTCTTTTTTAACTGTATCCAAAACGATTTCATCAGTTTTGTTTTCAACTGCAACAATGGCTGCAGCTTTCTCAGCTTTCTCAGCTTTCTCAGCTTCCTCTACTTGTTGTAGAGTATCGAGATACAATGCGGCATATTCTTCTTTAGCCTGTTTTGCCAAATTGAAACCAGCAACATAACTAGGATTAGCTTTTACAGTTTCCTCCTTCATATCCCAATAAGCTTTACGAAACTCTGGAGTATTAGAATTTCCAAATTTCTGGAAACTCTCCAATTTTTCCATTATTTCAGCTCCATTTTGAAACAATTTTACAGCTTCATCAAAACTGAGAGCTATTACTTCAGCACCTTTTGTGATTTTTTCCATGATTTTCATGATTTTTAAAAATTAAATAATATTGTTATCTTCGAGCTTATCCAAATATTCATATTTGGCATAAAGATCGCCAATCACAGACGCTCGAATCTGTGCAGCGGTTTTTGTGTTATTTGTATTATCTAAACTATCATACATCTCATCATAATCTTTAAAGATTCTCAGAGTAATTTTATGGACATTATCTAAGGTCCACCGTTCTATTTCGGCAGGACTGTAATTATCCCTAATAGTTTTAATAATTACATTAGCAGGTACGCTAGATACAGCGCAATCTACCAGTAATTTACTTATTGGCAACAGTGTAGCCATGACTCGGGCATTTATCTCCTAAAGCTTTAACTTTACGCTTACAAGGAGTTCCTTTTTTGGTTAATGCTCCACATGTAATAGCTGGAGTTTCTGTACCATCAGTACCGGTTGTTTTGTTACAGCATTTAGCAGGAGTATATCCTGTCAGGTCACTGATTACCTTTGCTGGATTAAAATACCTACAAGTAGATTGATGGTATTTTTTAGATGAGGTGGATCCAGACACCTGTGCATGTGCTCCTATGGACCATAAGAGTAGTGTCATTACAATAATAAAAATAGATGGTTTCATATATATGAATTTTGGTTAAAAAAAATTATTTACAGGTAAAAAAAACGTGGCATATTCTAGTACTATGCCACTGTAAATTTCCCTATTAACGACGTACAGATTTAATCAAAGGTGAGATAGGAGACTAGAACATCCTATATATTTTAAAAACCCTGGCTTGTGCGGCTAACCAACCAAAATAGAATCAGAGTGACTATGAATGAAAATTCAAGAGAGTTGCACAATTGGTAATGCCAGGGTTGATCATTATTCTTCTTTTGGTTTTTTATAAACCTTTACAATGTATATTACAACAACTGTTATTGCTGTATAGTTCCTGGTAACGCAAACCAAGGAATTTCGATCTCTTCATAACAGGATTTATCCTGATTAAATAATTCATGCTCATTAGGCAATATTACAAAACTTGCTTTTGCTACAGGCTCTTCCTGGTTATCCTTAAAAAATAATACTACAGAAACTTTGCTATTTTTTGAAATAATTGTAAATGTACTAGTACGAGATCCAATTTGCGTTCCTTTTATGCAAGTTTTGTCGTAAGTTTTGTCAAAAAAGATAGGATATTCTACGTAATATATAGACCCTTTACAAAAATCTTTTTTGGTCAAGTTCATAGTATACTTTTCTTCATCAGTATACCCATATTTTACAGGTTGGTTTTCAATCGGCATTTCTTCTCTTTCTGCGATTATTTTTTTCTTAAATATAGACATAGTAATTTCTTTTTTATCAATTATTAAATCGATTAAAACCTAGATAGGAGCAAGCTGGATAGGAAAACAAATTGGATATATAAATCGGCTCGCCTGCCCCTTATCTAGGAAAATCATGACAATTATCTTCTATCTTCTGTGTAACTTATTTTTTATATAGTTTCGCAACAATGCTGTAAACAGCATTAATGTAATTAATGGGTGTACTATTACAAATAGTATGACGTTAAATTCCTTGTAGGTTAAACCTAACATAGGAGAAACATCCTCCATTATCTTTACGCAGATATCAAATATTGTATCCATCATCTCATATCTTTTTGAAGTGCCATAAAAATAGAATGCTCTACAAAATTTATAGAGATTGAAATTAGATCACCTTTTAGATTTTCTACAAAATATGTAACAATTTTATCTGGATTATCTTCATTATCTACGAAACCAGTAGAATAAATATCACCTTGCAAGTATTTTAAAAACTTATTTATTTCTTTGTTATTATTGAAAGTTTGGCAATAATATACTACTACACCATCTTCAACATACATTGCTAATAATGTTTCAGGATATTTCCAATATCTCCATCTCTTACCATAATCATCATTATAGTATCTAGGGATACCAAATCCTGAATTTGAATCTTCTGCCCAATGTGTGGCATATGGAAATCCTACAACAACTGTAGCAATATTGTCCAACAATTCCATTGTAACACTAGATCTTATTCCAATTGGAGTAAGAATATGATCTCTTCCTACTTGAGCCTCACTGACTCGAGTGATTAGCATAATGGCTATAACAATTAACCACACCTTATATTTTAAAGGCTCATTGTTTAGTTGTTCTAGCTTACGCTTTTTTTCTAATTTCTTTTCATATTCCCCATCAGGTTGACAGAGCAAATACGCTCTATAGGCTCTAAAGCCTATTAAAGGTACCAGGAGAAAGAAAAAGATAGTAATATCACCACCGGCTGCATAAATCATACAACCTATCCAGGCTGTCATAATTATAAGCATTCCAATGAATGATTTGTAATGTTTGTATACTATCATAACTATGATAGATACAATTAGTGCAATAAAAATTATTAGTGACACATTTGCACAATATATGTTTACTAGGTTAATAAAAGACTGTTTCATAATTTGTATTTTTTAAAATTGTTAATTAATAGATTTAACATGTTTTTATCTGGGATAAATAAGGCGCCGAGTATAGCTATAATCATTAATGCTGTGAAATTAGCTAATTCTATTATTCGCTTTCTCATGGTAGCGGTTTTATATGTTTAACATAATACTCTCTTAATGAGATTATAACCAACCACCAATGTATGTATAGGAAATAAATGAATGCCCAAACATCATCCTGAATACATTGTAAATAGGTAGCCCCAAATATAAGACCAACTGTGCTAAATAGTAAATAATATCCTACGGTAAGCACAAAGTACAGTAGGATGAAAATAATAACTTTCATGATAGTATTTTTTGACTTTCAGTGAACAATGCATAGATATGTGGATCATCACCAGACTTGACAGGGTTTAGATAATTATTTATAGAATCTACAAGTCCTCTAGGATAACTTATAGTTCCAAACTTAAGTATCATTATTACACTTGTCTTACCAATAAACAGTTCGATATCTTTATCACTATGAGTGAAATCTATTTCCCCTTTCAACTTATGAATAAATTCGCCCCAATCAGTAGGGTATTCTGAATCAACTTCAACTAAATTTATTAGTTTGTGGTATTCAACAGCTGTTTTGACATGGATAGTCACCACTAGGTTTTGTGATAATATCCGATAACTAATTTCCATTTGTAATTATTTTAAAAGGTTGATTAATAATTTAAAAATTTAATCCCTCGCAAATTAAACCGTACTACCGCTAACATTGGTTTGGTCTTACGTGGCTGAAAATACTTTACGCATAAGCCACGCAATACCAAGCCTTTTTCCATTAGCGGTAAGTTTAGTGAAACCTACGATAGTCAGAATGTTGCTTATCCATTTCTTCGGACTGTTCTATGGCATCTCAACCTAAACCAACAGAACAAGTGATGAGATTCTCTTTGGTGAAGATGAAAATGAACCTGTTACTAAGGAGCCTTTTAAAAGTTAATAATGAACTCCCGAAAACTGAGTAGGGAGTTATTTCTTAACAGACTGTTGTAAAACAGACATTAAAATTATAATAATTATTAACGTCAAAAAATTGCAAGGGGTTACAAGATAATGTAGTTAAAGCTTGTTATACCCCAAAGAAAAAGGAAAGAGCGGAACAGAGCAGAGTAACGATACTAACTTAGTTAGACTCGTCTAGCCAGTACTCGAAAAACAGAGACTGTTAAACTGGCAATAAATAGATAAAGATAGTCCATTGTGACCTAGGGTATGTCATTAAAAGACCCTTTTTTATATAATAGAAATATTACAAGGGTTCAGATTAGCAC